CACCGTACTGGATGCGCAGTTCTTTCATGCGGTGTCCAATGTCCATGGCATGCCTCCCGTAAATTTATGAAACATGATTGTTAGTTGATTTTTTGTTTACTGATTATAAACTCAACAGTTTCTATTCTACAGAATCCATGTGAAAAGTCAATCTTTTTTTAATATAAATTTTATGAAAAAACAGTTGATTTTCTGAATCGGTTTTGGTATTATATACAAGTACGTTTTGCCAATATGGCTCAGTTGGTAGAGCAACGCATTCGTAATGCGTGGGTCAGGGGTTCGAGTCCCCTTATTGGCTTTCAGAAAACCGCATAAAATCAAGGTTTTCTATAGATTAGGGGAAAGAGAGTAATCAAAAAGTAATCAAAAGGTAATCAAAAAAGGCTCGGAAGCCTTGATTATACTAAAGAAAGGAGTTTCTTGTACAAGTGCTAAAAGTTAATTGAATATGATTACTATGGAAGTTTGGACGCATTGAGCGTCTTTTTTTTATGCGGTTTTTCTGCTTATTTTTTGCGGAAGAACCGTATTTTTTTATGCAAAAATATAAGCATAGGAGGGATGCGGAATGTTATTTACAGATGAAATTCTTGAAAAAATCTTAACAAGAGAAGATGTGTCAAAGGTTCCGCTTGTGTATCAGTCAGCAATGATTCACGCAATCAAGGAAGTATTGGAGGAAGAGAATGTATCAGATGCAAAATCAGAATATGGCGTTTAACCCAAACCCAAGCTATGCCGCTTATCAGTATAACCCAATGCAGAGGTTTCAACAGCCAGAGCCACAGATTCCGCAGATGCAACCACAGTTTCTTGGAATCCAAGGAAAAGTAGTGCAGTCGGAATCAGCGATCATGGCGAATGATGTGCCTATGGATGGAAGCGTTGCGTTTTTCCCAATGCAGGATATGAGCGCAATCGTAGCAAAACAATGGGATGCCAATGGAACAATCAGAAAGACCGTTTACAAGCCTTTTAATGAACAGATGGCGGATTCTTCAAGTGACGATAAAAGAATCGAAATAGGGCTATCTGACGATGCGACAAAGGCTATTACTGACAAATTAGATTGCTTGTTTGGAAAGATGGAAGAGTTGGAAGATAAGTTATCTTCGCAAACGCAAAGAAAATCTTCACGAACACAAAAGGAGAGTGAGTCTTAATGAATCCTATGCAGATGTTACAGGGAATGAAAAACCCACAGCAGTTTTTACAACAAATGATGGGGAATAACAGCGTAATGAGCAACCCTATGGCTAGAAATGCTATGCAGATGGCGCAGAAGGGAGATTCCAAAGGCATTGAACAGATGGCTAGGAATTTGTGCAAAGAAAAGGGAATTGACGCAGATAAGGCTTTTGAGTCGTTTAAAAGCCAATTAGGAATGTGATACTAATTCTTGCAAGATTATGTATATAAAAAATGAATTATGGAGGTAAATTCTATGTTTAACACAGGTAATTGTGCATCCGTTCCGCTTGTCGCGAACATTGACGGAAACGGAAATAACAACGGATGGGGCGCAGAAGGCTCATGGTTATGGTTCATTATCGTTATCTTCGCTATCTTCGGATGGGGTGGATTCGGTAACGGATTCGGAGGAAACGGAATGAATGGTGGTGTCGGAAGCGAAATCCAGCGCGGATTTGATAATCAGGCGGTTGTGTCAAAACTTGACGGCATTACAAACGGACTTTGTGACGGATTCTATGCAGTGCAAACCGGCATGAACGGCATCAACACAAACATTTTGCAGACCGGATTCGGCATTCAGCAGGCTATCAATGCTGATACAGTTGCTAACATGCAGAATACAAACGCATTACAGTCACAGCTTGCAAACTGCTGCTGTGAAACAAGAGAAGCTATCCAAGGCGTAAACTACAACATGGCAACTAACACTTGCGCGTTGCAGAACACAATGAACAGCAACACAAGAGACATTATCGACAGTCAGAACGCAGGAACACGCGCTATTCTTGATTATCTCTGCAATGAGAAAATCTCTAGCTTACAGGCAGAGAATAGCGACCTTCGCAGAGCGGCTTCACAGGATCGTCAGAGTGCACTGCTTACAACTCAGATGGCGGCTCAGACACAGCAGATTATCAATGCAGTAAATCCGTCTGCAATCCCGGCATATGTCGTACCTAACCCAAATGCTTATGCATATGGATGTGGATGCAACACCGGATGTGGCTGCTAAAACTGAATAATTGAGTATCTTAATTGAGTTTAACTCGATCATGTCTGCTATGCAGTATTACTTATAACCAAAGGGCAGACTGTAATGTTTGCCCTTATTTTTATGAAAGAGAGGTAAAAATAATGGAAGTAACAGGAATTGCATTACAAACCGTTGCTGCTGGAGAAGATGTGGCATTTACAGAAACACCGGTATGCGGAACTAAATGTATCGTACATAGACAGGGAAGTGGGATTATCAAGTTAAGAGGTATCACAAATCAGTGTAAGGCTAGATTTTTGGTATCGTATTCCGGCAACATTCAGATCCCGACAGGCGGCACAGTTGGAGAGATTTCACTTGCAATCGCGGTTGATGGAGAGCCTTTGCAGTCAACGAAGATGATCGTAACACCGGCAGCAGTTGAAAATCTGTTTAACGTTTCGGCGCAGGCATACGTGGATGTGCCATGCGGTTGTTGCAGTACCGTAGCCGTGCAGAATACGTCCACGCAGGCTATCGAGGTTCAGAACAGTAATTTGATTGCAGTAAGGGAGGCTTGATATTATGCATAAATTTGCGAAACAGATTATGGATTGCGTGAAAGCCCACGTTGACGGCATTGGAATTGAGAATTTTGAAGGACAAAACCTTGATGATCTCAAGGATTGGACGGAGATTGCAAAGAACATCGTATGCTTTGACAAGGACTATAACATTGTTGAAGCGATGAAAAAGTCTGAAGATGAAGAAATCATGCGCATGGTGGAAGAATTTGGAGATTATCCGGAAAGAAGATATTACAATGAGTACCGGTACTCAAATGGGAGATTCGCACCGAAAGGACGTGGAACACGCAGAGGATATGTAGAACCTCCATATTATCATCAGATGCCGGAAGATTACCACGAATGGGAGAGAATGCCGGAATACGACCGAATGAGAGACCTTGACCGAATGAGTATGGGAAAGATGTATTATTCAGAGCCTATGAGCGGAAATAATGGCATGAGTACCGGTACTCACGATGCAAGAGAGGGCAGAGCCGGTATGAGTCGGAGAAGCTATATGGAAACAAAGGAAATGCATAACGGAAATTCACCGGAAGATAAGGACGCAAAGATGAAAGAACTTGAAAAGTACATGAAATCACTTTCGGAAGATGTGACAGAACTGTTTTCAGGTATGTCCCCAGAAGAGAAACAGTTGACCAAGACAAAGCTGACTACGCTTGTCACGAAAATGTAATAGAGAGGGCATTTTGCCCTCTTTGTTTGCGAGGTGGTAAATTGTTCACGATAAACAATGAAATGTGGAATTTGGTCAAAGTATCGCGTTACAGCGATATGCTACAGAGAAGTGATGGAAGCAGAACTGTAGGCATGACCGACAGAGACACGAAAACGATATATCTTGCGGATGATCTACGCGGAAGGTTCCTTGACCGCGTACTATGCCACGAATTATGTCATGCGTTTTGTCTTTCGTATAATGTATACATGGATATTGATACCGAGGAAATTGTAGCAGACTTCTTGACTACATACGGAAGAGAAGTATTTGAAATAGCAGACAGACTATTGATTGAACTTATGGAGGTTGCATAATGGATAAAATTTCAGAACTCTTACAGTACGTGCACCGAACGAATCCGGAAATGACTAGGGAAAGGCTGATAGAAGAGTTGAGCAAAAGTGATTATGCGGCGCGGTCTTTGATTTTCACGAAAGAAAACATCGTTGCGCTAGGGCAAAAATAAATCCGGCGGTTTGAATTGCCGCCGGGATTGTGTCAGACTTTCGGAATGTAAGAACCTTTCATTATTTCTATAGCGAGTTTCGCACCTTCCGTCATGTAAAAATCATTATTCTTTGCACAGCAACTAAAAAGCAGTTCCTCGAACTCTGAATATAAATTTTCACTTAATAACCCTTTTAGCTTCTCTGTTAAGGGTGAGAAGTATTCAACAAAGGCATTTCCGGTTTCATTGTCAAGCTGACTTGAACATACAATTTTAATAAATTCATCCATTTTAGTAGTCTCCTTCTTCTGTTAATAAATAGTTGATATATCCTGTCGCAAGTCTGGCAAGGCTTTTACTGCCATCCAACAAATCCAATTTGTACTCTGGTCTATAACCAAACCTCTGCACATAGAACTTTTCTTCAAGTTCTAAGTCGTAAATGTCAGATAGCTCCACGAGAATCTTGTGATATAAAAATTTTCTCGTCCACCCAAACTGTTCCATGATAATTTTTAATTTCCAATTATTTTTTCTGAACCACGCTCCGCGTGATGCGTCCAATTGCTGTTTTGAAATGTAACAATCTGCAAATAGGTCATCTTTTTTCGGCAATGCCACCTGTGGTTTCTTTATGGCTTTCTCCATGTCGGCAAAACGTTTCACGTATCGGGCAGTAAATACGATGCCTTTTTCTCCGTTGAATTTGTTCGCAAGAAAATCACATCCTAACTTGGTTACTTTGTAGCACTTGTTTTCTTTTCCGGATTCATCTTTGTAGGTAGATGGAATGAAATAATCACTCGCACCTAAATTGTGGTGAGTCAAAATTTCAATGATTCCTTCGGTATGTTTGCCCCTTACATCCTGTCCTTCCAATTTTCTTAAAACTCTGTCGTGACGCATTCCCATCATTTCTGCAATCTCTAAAGTAGTGATGGTTTGTTCTATTTGTGCCATATTTGTGCCCCTTTCTGTAACTTATCAATTACTGTTGTAACTCTTTAATTACATTATACGGTTTATTTTGTGATTGTCAAGTATTGTTTGTAATTAAATAATTGAATAATAAATTTATTTATGATATTATTGAAACACGTCAAGAGAGAGGAGGCGGTACATTGTTTGCAAAAATCGTAAAACATACGCTTATTGAAAAGGAATTAAGAGTGACCGATCTAGCAAGACTTATTGACACCAGCTCACAAAATCTTTCGCAAAAAATGAAACGTGACAACTTTTCAGAAAAGGAAATGCGGCAGATTGCGGATGCATTGGGGCTTGATTTAGAAATTGTAATGAAAGAGAAGAAATAAGAAAACCCGCCTAACTGGCGGGTTTTTTACGAAAGAAAATTTTTCCCGCGCCCCAAAAAATATTTCGTAATTTTTTTGTACCCCCCTGGGGTAGCGTTTTTGGGGTCAAGATTCCATTTTCACGGATTCTCAAAAACGTGTAACAAACGTGCAATTATCTGCGACATTCCGCAAATAACACAAATACACTATATGTTATGCCATATATAGATAATTCATTGATGATATTTGATGGTATTGCCGATCACAGGCAAACGCCAGAAGACGCTTGCCCGGATATAGTTACAATCTAGCATAGACCGCATTTTACCACTTGTCAAGATAGTTTTTCCCATCGTACCGGCTGTAAGTGTGTGTTGTGTTTTCCGTCCTTTGCGTAATCTGTAACCAATCTCCGCCACGTTGGGCGGTTATTTTGATTTTTACAGACTCCACCCATTCCACGCCTTCAAATTTTGAGTAGCCGCACATTTTGCCGGATATTTCCAGATAACCAAGGGCAGACACCCGGCGCATGATTTCCCTTTTTCCGATATACTCATATTTTCCCATCTTTCCCACCTCCTTATATTGTGTTTATTTGTCAATTTGCGCATGGAAACCGATTTCCATGTAGCCCGCGCTCCCGGAATCGAACCGGAACGGATGCACCAAGCACGCGAAAAAGGCGGAATGGTACCGCCTAATTATTCAAAAGGTATTTCACGGCTTCCTTTTCCTGCTCCGACAAATACCAATATTTACCCATATCCCTTATATATGGCTTATCTGTATTTACTTTGTAAACGCGTGAATCTTCCCGAATACATCCGGTAATCATTTCACACCAAATAGCAGAACCTTTTTTATAAAATCGTGTAACAGTATGTGCGCCGGAATCGTGGCGCGTTGTGAAAACGGTATGCCTTTCAATATCTTTTTGCTTTTCGCGCGCCTGGATAACTGCACCGCGCACAAGTTCGCTATAACTTCTCATGTTTCTACCTCTTTTCCTTTTATTTGCTCATTTTTGAGTAAAAACCGCCGCCGGTAGTGATCCGGCGCGCATTCTCTGCGGCGGTTGGTTAATAAATAAATATGGCGGTATAAAATCCGCGGCATTCTGTTACATGATTTTTACATAGCTTTTTAATATCACTTATAGCCGCGTATGTCTCTTTCGGCGGGTACTGTCCTTCATAGTCTGTGATTATACGCAATGCCGGAACGTTTTCACCGGATCCGTTGCAGTTGTAAACCGTGATAAATTCTGCATTATATCCAGATGCAGACAACTTTTTCTGTAATCTTTTCAGCTTTTCCATGACCATAATTCCTCCATATTTTAAAAATTTCCCGGTTATTCCGGTAATGGCAAGCCGGGGAATCGAACCCCGGAAAAGCCAACCTTGCTAATTATGCGATCTTTTCAACTTTTCGCCTTTTCTTTTCGTTCTCTTCCTTGGTTATGCTGGAATCATCATAAACAATATTATAACCGCTGTCTTTCAATGATTTCGCCATCTTGTAAGGGTTTATTTTAGGAAAACTACAAACGTATTCTATAACGTTAAAACGTATATATTCGTTTCCGAGTTTTTCAAGGTCTTTTTTGTACAAATTAAACATTCTTTTTTCTTTTTCCTGTGCTGTTTCTTTTCTCATAATATCAACCATCCTTTCATTGTGCGGGCTGCCATCATCAGAGCCGGGCGACCGTCCCGCGGCTGACGCTCCAAGCTCGGAGCGTTTCGGCTATGCTATGCAGATTTCAAATACATCGCCTTGGACGTGTTCAAAATCGACTTTTTCAAAAATCCCAATGTCGTAAAAGTCGGCTGTGAGTTCCCCAAAGTGGTTATACTCAAACTCGATTCCGTTCTTTTTCAGTTCGTTGATCGCGTCACCGTTCTTTGTTGTTTCCCATGTAAAACGCATTCCCGTCTTTCTCATGTTTAAGCCCTCCCTATAAAATTTCCGAAATCTGTAAAATCTGCGCTTCGCTCAAATGATCAATAACAACGTTTCCGTTTACGTCGCTCAATTCGTATTCATCCGGAAGAGTGGTAAAACCGTCAAACTGGTTCGAAATATAATAACCTTTGCTTTCTAATAATGTTTCTGCCGCTTTCATATTTTTCATGTTGTAACCTCGCTTTCGTGTTTCATTTGATATACTAATAGTACACGATAATAGATTATAATACAATTGACACAATACACGAAAATAGACGACACAAAACAGCAGTTTATTGTGCAATATGATACATGAGAATAGACGTTGACATGGTGTGAAAAATCTATTATCATATATAAAAAGAAAAGAGGTGTGACGCATGGCGAATTATGGTGCAAACGGATATATTGACTTTTCCAAGCTGTGGAATGTCTTAGAAAAAAAGGAATACAATAAGCAGTGGTTAAAGAATAACGGAATCCATTCTAATACAGTGGCAAAGCTGACAAAAAATGAAAATGTAACTTGTGAGGTTATATGTAATCTATGCAGACTGCTAAATTGTCAGCCGGGCGATATTATGGAATATAAAAATAATTAAAATACATGAAAATAGACTATTGACATATACACGATAATAGATTATTATAAAGCTGTCGGAAGACAATAGCCGGGCAAGCGGAGAAAGGAGAACAAATGAACGAAATGACAGATAAACAGATGGAAGTTATATTAAATCTCGTAGCTGATAAATTTGCAGGATGTAAGGACATGGACGAAGTTCAAAAAGCAATAGATGAGGTTCGCAACATGGCAAAAAAAGAAAAGCCTAACGATTAGGTTTTAGGGAATGAAAGGGAGGGCGGACTTGCCGCCGCTCTCAATCAAATAAATTGTAACACATAGTAATTATATAATCAATGCAAGCAAAAGGTAGCTTTTCCGGCTACCTTTTTCTTTTTGTCATGTCCAAAATCAACAACGCGTCCGGGAATATCTTACAAAATCTCCGAAAAACTGTAAATAAATTATAAAACTTTTCTTAAATTTTTATAAACAAGGCTAGGTTCATTAGGTCTTTGGCAAGTCCGAAAATGATAGAATAGTATCAGTTTTTACAAAAAATCGTCTGACAATCGTCTGACATAACACGACACAATCGTCTGACGTCGCTTTTTCAGAACTATGTTTCTCTTTCTCCCTCTTTTTCTTAATCTTTTTTGATTAATAATAATACACTATATCTAAAGCCTATAGGTTTATAGTAAATGTATATCCGCATACGCGCGCGGCGAAAATATATATACTCACTGTCTTTAAGTGTGTGAAAATTTTCTTGTTGACTTTAAACCCGAAAATAGTGTATACCAAAAGCAGAGAGATTGAACAGATTGGAGGTGTGAAATATATGCAGGATGTAGAGAGTGTAGATATTACAAGGCTTATAGTAGATCTGGGTACAGTACAAATATATACATCAACTGTGCAAGATTTAATAGACAACGCTTGTATAGAATTTCACATCGAAGATTTACTAAAAGCTGGACAAAGACAGTGGAAAGCTGTAATGCAGTATGTTGGTATGCATTTATTCCCGGATACGAAAGTATTAAAGGATAAGAGTTTAAGTCCTCTTAACAACGGAACTATACCGACTAACTGTAACAGATATGACAGAGAGGTATTATATAAGCTTTGTGATTATTATATATATATATCCAATGTGTATAGCAAGCTGGTAAGTACAGTAGCATTTAGTTATTTTTGTAATATACCGACAAACACAATGGATATATGGAGTACAGAAGAACCAAGTTCGTTGGCTTTCAAGATGTGGCAAAAATTGCAGCGATCACGCAAGGATTGCATCCTTGATCGTGCGTACGACTCCAACAGCCCTGTAGGCACTATGTTCGTGGGAAATAACGAATTCGGCATGAATCAGCCCGGCATTGGCGATAATGCCACTCAAAGAAGGGCAATCACAGCGCAGGAGCTGCCAAGACTGGACGAGAAAAAGAGCCAAGAATTGCACGCAATCGACACACAATTCACGGATTCAGCGGCAAATAATACGGTTTAAATTGTGTGTGATTATTCTACAACTCACAAATGCAGTAATATCAAGGGTTGTAGCGTTTTAACTGTTCGTAAACTATTCGGAAAAGTTAGGTTTTGCGAATAGTTACAAGGGTATTATGGGAATTGTGCTAAAACAATTTGATTTTCACACAATGACAACAAAACGAAATGGAAAATATTTTAGATTTCCATGTTTTCAGAAAAAGGATGGGGAGGGGGTCTGACAGAAAGACCACCGGGCGGATACTAAGTCCCTTAAATACCTCAAAAAATAAAAAGCCGCTTACAACACCCATTGACTTTCACCGTAAATAGGCTATAATAAATTTATAACAATTCACTTTCACGTTGCGAATCGCAACTACATTTCCAAAAATTTTTAAAAACAAAAAAGAGTGTTTCGGACAGGAGAATGACATATGACCGGAAATGAGTACCAGAAATTAGCCATGCGGACGAAAAACCACAAGGCGACAGAAAGAATTTCGGATAAACTCGATTTGCTTAAATTTTGCAAAAAGAACAATATCGCATCCGAAGTACAAAATTACGATCTTGGTGGCATCTTTAATGCTTGCCTTGGATTATCCGGCGAGGTTGGAGAGTTCAACGACATGATTAAAAAGTGGATTTTCCACGAGAAGCAGCTTGATATTGACCACGCAAAGAAAGAAGCTGGAGATATTTGTTGGTATCTTGCAATGCTTTGCGAATCCTTCGGCTGGAGCTTGGATGAAATCATGCAAATGAACGTAGACAAGCTTAAGGCACGTTATCCGGAAGGGTTTGACATTGAAAGGGCAAACCACAGAGCGGAAGGTGATGTTTAATGGCAAGATGCAGCAATGAGTTGATGAAAACCGAGTATTCCGAAACCTTTGATGAAAAACGCAAAGGATTGATTGAACAGTCGTATTACAAATACGGACCGGCAAGAATGAACTTTTCTTCCGGAAATGTTAATGCGGTTGAAAGTTTGAAAATGTGTCTTGCCAAGTTTGAAGAGACCGGAAACCTTGAATACCTGTGTGACGTTGCGAATTATGCTATGTTCCGGTTCATGTTTCCACAACAGGGCGAATATTTCAAACATACGAATTCTGATGAATCTGCCGGACTTTTCGGCATGAGCGTGAATGAAATGGAACGGTTCAAACAGGAACACAGCTTCGAGGATGGGGGATATTGATATGATTTTAAATATAATCGCTACGGCGATAGATGCCATTATGATACTTAACCTTATGATCCAACAAGTAAAGCAGACAGACAATTCAAACGCAATGGGGTATTTGCTTTCATACGCGATCTTTGCAATGAATATTATGGTCATTTGGAGATAACAATATGACAATTTATGATTCGATATTTGGTATTCGCTTTCTTCCACCAATTTTGAGCGTGGTTGAAAGAATACATATAACAAAATCAAAGCAACCGGATAGTGCCGGAGATTTGCTCGATCTGGATAGTGACGCCGAACACCAGAGTGAGCAAATCGGAGCATCCGGTATAGCTTAAGTCCGCAAGCGATAGTTCTTGGCTGAATAATTGATCTATCGGCGTTAGGCTTTGAATTATGTTTGCGGACGGAACAACATTGGGCTATTGCCAAGTGGTAAGGCACAGGATTTTGATTCCTGCATTCCGGGTTCGAATCCTGGTAGTCTAATTGGTTACATGCTGACGTTTCATGTAGCCACGTATGTTTTTCATATGTACTTGAACCCTTGGTTGAGTGATTCAAGCATTTGGGTTCCTCCTTTCGCCACTAGGACGATTCTGTTAAGGACGGTGCGAGACCGTCCGGTGGTATTCTATCATGCATCTATCCCACGGTGCATGATCGTGTGTAACGCATAGCACGTAAAACATATTGCTAACCGTCTGATGGCGGTTATGGGGATTTAATTCAGTGGCAGAAGACACGGCTTATATCCGGGTTGTCGCGGGTTCGATTCCTGCAATCCCCACAGGTGATGTTGCCAGTACACCCCTAGTGTGTTTATTACAGAAATGCAGGTGCTAATCAATATACCGGTTAAACTTAGCACAGGTAACTGGATTGAGCGGTTGTCATTCAAAAGATGGCGGTAACCGCTGACTAAAAGAACCTTGCACTTAGTGTAGTGTGGAGCAAGGGAAAACGGAAACTACACGACATGGCTTGTTAGCTGAGATGGATTAGCGACAGACTGAAAATCTGTATAGGGCGGCTCGATACCGCCACAAGCCATTGAGCGGTGTTAGTAGCACCGTGCCATTCTGAAGCACAAGGAATGGTTCGGGTAGGGAACTTCCATGCCCGGCGCGTGCAGATATAATCCTAACTGGTAAGGAAACTGTTTGCTAAACAGTCAGTAGCCGGAAACGGTGTTTCGGTTCGAGTCCGAATATCTGCGTTTATCCTTATCTCCACTTAGTCGGGTGCTACTGCAATAGTTCCGGTCGATGGGAGACTTATGGATGATAGCGGCATCATTGGTAACAGAAACCCCTTCCGTGATTAGAAATTGCAGATTTGAAAGCGGTTGGTATGGTTTTGGCTGACAGGGTTCGATTCCCTGTACCGCTATTCGATGATGAAAACATTGTGGAATATTTATATCAAACAAAAGACACGGAATCTCGCGAGGATTCCGATTTTTGCTATGATTGAGGTGTAATATGTGTGATTTTTGTCGGAATAAAAAGAAAATCATTGATTGTAAAGGAAATTTAGTCCTTTTTGGAGCTGAAAATAACATGATTTTCGACAATAGCGATGGAAAAGAGGTTGCAGGAGCCGTAAAAATTAATTTTTGCCCTATCTGCGGTAGAAAGCTGGTTTAGTAATGGCAGAACCTTTAAGTAAATTAGCAGAAAAATGTAAAAGTTGCCCAAAATCTGAAAAATGTGACCATAAAAGAATGGAGCTATGCGCTTTAGCGGATTTGCCACCACAAAATCTTGCAAGTGCTACACAAGGCATTTTGATAGAAAATATGTCACCTATATTGAGGGAGGAAATAAAAAGCCCTTTAAGTCCATTTCGGTACAAAGACGAATTAGAAAAAGCATTAAATGATTTGCATTTTGGGAATATGTTTATGAATGGTGCTTAGAAAGGTTGACGTAATATGTATGAACACTGTGGTAATGAATCGAAACAAATAATTGATGACAGAGAGAAGGATTCTATTTTGTATATTTCCGATTCAGAAAAAGACATGAGAATTTTTCTTGAATATCTCAAAAAGAAAATGGATAACAACGGAAAAGAATGTTTCTTAGATGGAGAACATGATATTTTAAAAACAGAAAATTACAATGTTGTCTGTAAAAGTATTCATGGTACTATACTTGGAGTCGGATATGGGTATTGTCTACATTACTGTTTTTCGAGAAATTTTGATAAGAGTAAGTGCAACGATATGGAAAAATGCTCGACGGAAGAAATTCTTGCGCACACAAGAGAGGGTGCAAAAGAAATATCGGAACTTGATATTTTATGTATGCTAGGGTTAGTTTGAAAGGCGGTGGAATGATGAAGCAGGAAAAAGAAATTTTATGCACATGTATTAATCATGAAAATTGTCCATTAGACCCGGTTAGTTGCGGATGTTCAATAGAAACTACGACTTTTGAAGATGCTTGTATGGGTAAAAGAACATTCATTCCGGGAATCGAATGTGATAAGTGAGGGATTTATATGAAACATCAAAAAGAATGGTGTACTTGTGATCGTTGTGGTGCGGAAATTAAAAAAGGAATACTGTGCGGAAATTCCATTACAAGGAATGGCACTTTAAATACCACATACGACTTGTGCTATAAGTGTATGGAAGATTTTGAGGAGTTTATGAAGAATGAAGAATGAAAGACAATGGCGCGCTTGCGACAGGTGCGGAAAAGAAATAAAAGTAAAACCAATAAGTGAATTTGAATTTATGCCGATTGGTGATTATTTTACTCCAAGTCCCATTTTTGAAGATGGAAACGTAAGGGGAGAAATCAAAGAGATTCATTCAAACATATTATTTCCGTTTGGTCGTACATATGACTTATGCCCTAAGTGTAGGAAAGATTTTGAGAGGTTTATGAAGAATGAATAACATTGACAATCCCTTATCAGAGTATCAACCGACATCTAAAGAAGTGATGATAAATTTTGGAATAGATATTTCAAGAGAAGTGGTAGAAAAATATGCTTTGGAAAAGTTTGGCAGACTGCCACAAAGCCATATTGAAATGACTTCCGCTAGAGACTCTAAAATAATTGAGGAAACAAGGAGGTTTATGAGAAATGACAGTTAATATGGGAGCCAAAACCTATGAAATGAGCCGCAAGCAGGCAAAAGCTATCCTTGGAACGACTAAGAAACTTGCAAATTGCAACATATACGGCATTGAAAAAGGTAATGTGGTGATTATGCTGAATGAAAAGTATGAGGACGATATGAGCCTTAAAAAAGCCGTAGAGGAGTATAAAAAGAAAGGGTTCAAGGTGCATTGGAAATGAAAATAATCAAAGAAGGCAGCCTTAGGTACGAAAGAAAACCTTTAAAGTTTGAGTGTAAGAATTGCAAAACCGTTTTTGAAGCGGAAAAGACTGAATATGAATATTGTGGAGATCAAAGGGAAGGCGATAACTACAAGTGTGAATGCCCATTGTGCCACAAAATGGTATATTACAATTAAAATACAACCGGCTAACAAATGGAGTTAGTCGCTACCCTAAAACAGTTATAGGCAGAGGTCAAGGCACTTCTGCTTTTGCGGAGGTGCTTTTTATTTGGCTTCAAGGCAGTTAATCAATGCAGTAAATGGATATGAAAATTACATAAAGAGAAAAGGCGTTGATGAACAGGTAATAGATGCCCTTTTGAAAGCGTGCAATGTGGCGATTCGGACGGAAAAAGACGTTGACTATGGATTGACTATAACCGAAAGAACAAAGGCTTTAATAAACGAATATACGCAGAAAAACGCGGGTGGTAGCATATGGGAACTTGAACGATATGCGCAGGATCACGACATTAAAGGCGGATACAAACTTGTGGATCAGTTCTATGAAGTCTTGCGATTAGAGAGCTTTTATCGTTTCGAGAGCTTTATTTACTTTATGGAGCGCAAAAGAAATTGGAGTAAACGGTTTTATTATCCACGCCGCAAGACACTGAATATAGTCGCTCAAGATCTTGAAGATTTGGAAAACCGGAAGATTAAATTTTACGGATTGTCAATGCCATCGCGTGTCGGTAAATCGACTATCTGTATTTTCTTTCTTGCGTGGGTAGCTTTGCGCAGACCAAACAGCCATAGTGCTATGGGCGGTCACTCCGGTATTTTGGCAAAAGGATTTTACAAAGAACTGATGAATCTTTTTACCACGGAAGAATATACGTTTGCTGAACTTTTTGCTTATTGGCATCCGGAATACGCAAGCGCATCAATTCCGACAGACAAGAGCGCGGACGAATTTACGATCACGCTTGGAGATCCGGACAGATTCGCAACCGTAACGTGCCGTGGTATTGATGGAACATGGACAGGAGCGGTCGATGTTTCGAAAGACGGATATTTGTATGTCGATGACTTGGTTCGTGATCGCGAGCATTCATTAAGTCCTACTCGAATGGAAAACACATACCAAGAGTATCTAAACAAGATGGTTGACCGTAAAAATGACGGTGCAAGGGAATTGATGGTTGGTACTCTTTGGAATGTTTTAGATCCATTGGAGCGCATGAGAAAGCAATATGAGCATGATCCGCAATACCGATTCCGTAAGATTCCGGCACTTAATGAAAATGACGAAAGCAATTTCGCATATGAAATCAACGGATTTTCCACGGAATACTACAGAGATATGAGAGATAAACTTGACAATGCCGAATGGATGGCTAAGTTTATGCAGCAACCATATGTCCGTGAGGGATTGCTTTATACAGATTTGAGACTATTTAACGGAATCCTGCCGGATGGAGATTTCCGGCGCATCGGAGTTGTGGATGTTGCCTGGGGCGGCGGCGATAGCTTGTCAATGCCGATAGGGGCAGAATATGAAAACGGCGATGTTTATATTTACGATTGGGTATTCAACAAAGGCCCGAAAGAGGTAACAATCCCTCTTGTTGTCGGACGAATTATTGGGAATGAGATTCGGCAGACAAGATTTGAGGGCAATACCGGAGGAGATCTGTATTGCCAATATGTAGATGAAAAGTTGCAGGAACAGGACTATAAATGCTCATGCACAAGTAGAAAAGCACCAAATAAGGTTGAAAAGTTATCGAAGATCATAGCATATTCCGGTGATGTTAAGAGAAAATTCATATTTCTCGATACGCACCGTCCGACACAGGAACAAATGAAGAAAGATTCAGATCTTGGAGTAACGAGATATTACAGAAATGACGAATATCAAGCGGCTATGGATGAACTCTCTATGTTTGTAAGTATTGGCGGTAATGAACACGACGATGCAGCAGACGGTTTAACTCAGCTTGGAATGTTTATAGAAAACCCGAACAATACCGCAAAGGTAGAAGCGGCAGTAAACCCATTTAGGAGGTATTAGGATATGACAACAGACAAATATCTTTCACAGATAAGCAGAATTGACCATGCGATTGCAAATAAGCTGGAAGAAATCAAAAGGCTATCTGATATGGCAACTTCCATATCCATTTCTCCCAAAGAGGTGGATGTGCAATCATCCGGCAATCCCGACAAAATGGGGAGCACGGTGTCGAAGATTGTTGATTTGCAGAATGAGATTCAGACGCTTGTAGATGAATTGGTTGATAAAAGACGGATTATCATATCGCAAATTGACAGTATGGATAATACAGATGTATATATCGTGCTTTCATCGCATTATGTCAATGGGAAAGATTGGAACCTGATTTCTGTTGAGATGAAATATTCCTACAGGAACATTATGAAACTTAGGAAAAGAGCATTGCAGGAGTTTGAAAGACGTTACGGAGAGCTTTATTCTGAAAAGAGTGCATAAAAGTACACAATAGTTCACACTCTTTCACAACATTTCCCAAAACTTGCATGGTATACTAAAAGAGTAGAAAAACAAAATCCTACAACCCCCCAAAAAGCATATAACCCGTAAAAGACACTGTCAGAAATGGCGGTGTTTTTTATTTACAAGAAAGAGACTTCTATGAAAAAAGTAACTATATATTGCCCGGATTGCGGAAGAATTGCCGGACATTATGATGGGAGATCTACGATAGATCATCCGTGTAAATGTAAAAAATGCAATCATATTGTGATTTATCGCGTGGCAACAGGCAAAATTGAAACAAAGCCAATACCGAAACGCGCTTGCAGTAGTGGAGTTTTATTTATATGAACAAGCAGTATTTTCATGACCTTGTAAAAGGCAGATATGGAAGAAAAATTGCATATGCTAACGTAGAACAGATTACGGCAGACAATATCGTAAATGTTGTCGGAAACTGCATTGGTGCATTTTATTTCAACAAGACGATCATTCGGTATCTGTGGAACTACTACAAGGGCGATCAGCCTGTATTGTACCGAACAAAGGTGCAAAATGCGGATATAACCAATAAGGTGCCTGAAAACCATGCCTATGAGATTGTTCAATTCAAGGTTGGTCAGACTTACGGTGAGCCAATTCAGCTTATCAGTAGGAAAGACGATGACCGTATAAACAATGCGGTTGATGAATTTAACGATTATCTAACCGATGCCAATAAGCAGGAAAAGGACATTAAGGCAGGAGAGTGGCAATCAGCAACCGGAACGTCATTTAAGGCGGTGCAGTTTGCAAATGGGGATATACCATTTAGAATTGTCGCACCAACACCAATGAATACATTTGTTATTTATAACCAATCCACAGAAGAACCACTTTTAGCAATCCAAGAGCTTAAGGATGCTGATGGTCAGATGTATAAACTCTGCTACACGGACTCTTACGAATGCAAGATTGTAAATGGAGAGGTTCGAGATTGGAAACTGCATGGCTTTGGTGGAATCCCGATTGTTGAGTTTCCAAATAACCATGAGCGCATTTCTGATATTGAGCTTGTAATCGGACTATTGGATGCAATCAATACAATGCAGTCAAATCGAATGGATGGTGTTGAGCAGTTTGTTCAGTTTTGGATAAAGTTTGTAAATTGCGACATTGACCCGGAAACCTTTGAAAAAATGAAGATTTCCCATGCGCTGACGGTAAAATCCAACAATGAACAGAATAAATCAGATGTTGACATTATGACACAGGAGCTAAATCAGACAGAGTGCCAAGTTGCAAAGGATGATTTATGGGATAATGCACAGTCCATTCTTGCTATACCAAATAAGAATAACAATAATTCCGGTGGAGATACACAGGGGGCGGTTGAGCTTAGAAACGGATGGGACTTCTCAAAGTCAAGAGCCAAACTGAAAGACCCAATTGTAAAGTCGGCTGAAAAAAGACTTGCGAAAGTTGTTTTGAATGTGATTCGTATACAGGATCACGATTTGGGATTGAGTTTGCGCGATTTTGATGTGCAGATTAACCATAGCCCACAAGACAATATGTATACCAAGTCGCAGACATTATATCAGCTTTTACAAGCCGGTATTCATCCGCTTGTGGCAATTAAATCTGTCGGTCTTTGGGGAGATGCGGAAAAGACATTCCTGTTGTCGAAGCCATACTTGGATAATCTGTGGAAAACCATTGATGATGTAGAAGCGCAGGAACAAAAAGCACAGGAATTGATAAATAAAATGAATACAGATGGCACACAGAGCCAGACAAACAAAGATAAGACAGTCACCGAGTAATCGGTGGCTGTTTTTATTTTATAAAAATTCGCAAAGTTGTGAGCGTAAAAATCAACAATGTCGTTCGGTGTCGTTGCACCGTATAAAAATTCGTATGACATATCGGAGGTAATGAATGAAGAGAGAAGATCTGATTGCTATGGGATTAAGCGAGGAAAACGCGGACAAGATCATGGCAGATTACGGAAGTTCCGTACAGAGAGCCAAAGCAAAGGTTGACGAGTACAAGACAAAGGCTGACAAAGCTGAAGAGTTGCAGAAGCAGCTCGATGATATCGAACAGGGAAAGCTCACGGAAGTCGAGCAGGCAAATAAGAACCTCGAAAAAGCCAATGCGAGAATCGCGGAACTTGAAAAAGCGCAGGCAATAGCCACGCAGAGAGCCAATGCCGCATCTAAATTTAATGTTACTGCAGAACAGGCAGCGCAGATTGTAAAAGACGATGGCAGCTTTGATTATGACGTTCTTGGAAAGATTATCTCTGAAAAAGAGACCGCCGCAGCACAAGCCAAGGAGCAGGAGATTGCAAAAGGCAGTACGAATCCGGGAGGTGGCACGGCTGGTGGCGATAAAGCCGGTACAGATAATAAGACAAATGCTGAAAAGATAGCAGAAAGCCTTATATCTAACGCACCTAAGAACAATGACGTTTTATCACATTACATTCAGCAATAACAGGAGGTAAAAAATGGCAAAGGAAATGAATATGCAGTACGAAAAGACTTCATACGCAGGAGATGTTCAGATTTTAAAGAGAGAGCCTAATGAAGCAATCCCATTAACACTTGATTTTTCAGCGGTAACAGAAAAGGATGCGAATGGAAAGAAGATTGTAAAGGCTGGTACGCCAGTAAACAAGTCAGGTGTTGCTGATAATACAGCAACAGCAATCGGAATCTTAAGATTTGATGTAACAGAAGACAGACCACAGGGAGTAGCACTTAAGAAAGCATATCTTAACACGAAAGTAGCAGAAGCGCATTCCGGCGTTACATATGACGCAGAAGTTAAGACAGCTCTTCCAATGATTGTATTTGAATAATAACAGGAGGTAAATAGATGTTAATTAATGAAGTATTAGACAGTAAGTCTATCGCATTATCGGCAACAGAAAACGCTAGTAATCAGATACCTTATCTTGGTTTACAGTGGTTTCCAGAAAGAAAGAAGCAGGGACTTGATTTAAGTTGGATTAAGACACACAAGGGTTTGCCGGTTTCGCTTGCGCCATCTAACTTTGACACAATCCCAACTCTTAGAGCTAGAGGCGGATTAAGTAAGGAAAAAACACAGATGGCATTTTTCCGTGAGGGAATGACAGTCGGTGAAGAGGAAATGCTTGAAATCGAGCGTATTCAATCAGAAGACGACCCTTACCTTGCAAGTGCTTTATCAAGCGTATATGACGATACTAACAACCTTGTAAGCGGTGCAGAAGTTGTGCCGGAGCGTATGAGAATGTCACTTCTTTCTACAAATGCAGGCCATCCGGTAATTGCTATTGTAAGTGATGGCGTTCAGTACGCTTATGATTACGATAAGGATGGCTCATACGCAAAAGACCATTACGCAAAGTTATCCGGCACAAGCATGTGGAGCGATACAGCTAATTCAAAGCCACTTACAGACCTTAACAATGCAAGAAAGAAGTTACAGAAGCAGGGTAAGATTGCTAGATACGCACTTATGAACAGCAATACATTCCAATATCTGCTTGACAATGCACAAATAAGAAACTCAATTCTTGCACAGAACCTTACAGCAACTATTGAGGTTGACGATGATACTGTTATTTCGGTGGTACAGAAGAGGGCGAAGCTCACTATCGTACTTTACGATAAGATGTACATTGATGATGATGGCAAAGAGCAGTACTTCTACCCGGATAACAAGGTTACACTTCTTCCAGAAGGCAGCCTTGGTAGTACTTGGTTTGGCACTACACCGGAAGAAAGAACTGCAAGACAGGTAGCTGATGTTGATGTAACAACATATGGTGTAGGTATTACAGTCGCTACAAAGACAGAGTATGGACCACCTATGAAAATGTCAACATTTGCATCCGAGGTTGTACTTCCATCGTACGAAAATATGGATAGCACATTTGTATATGAGGTTCATAGCGAAGAGTAGGGGGGTGCAACTATGAAATATCCATATATAGTGATTCATAATGGTAAATGGTACAACGCAGGAGAAGAGGTGCCGGAGAGTAATTCTCCGGTATCTTCCGTTGGGTATACAAAGACCGAAATCAACAGAATGAGTACCGCAGACTTGCAAAAACTTGCCGCAGAGCAGGGAATTGAAAATGCACAAGCGACAAGCGGTGCGGAACTGAAAGAAATTCTGATTGCAAAGTTTAATCTGTAGGAGATCGCTTATGTCATACACACTTGTCGAACAAGTAAAGATTCGTTTAAAACAATTTCATATAGAAGAGGTAGAGGACGAAGCGACCGGGGAAAAGTCCGATAAAGTTGTGTTTGATGAAAAAGAATGTAACCCTTTGATTGAACAGCTTTTAGAGCAGGCAAGGAAAGAGATTATCAGCAGACGGAACTATCCGGACACATACACGCAAGACCAGATTGACAGTGATGTTAAGAACTATGAAAACATTATGGTCAATTTGGCAGTGTATGACCGGTCGCAGGCAGGAGAAGCATACATGGCAAGTTTCTCCGAAAACGGTGTGAGTCGGACATGGAAAGACCGTGAAAGCCTTTTTGTTGGAGTGTTTCCGTTTGTAAAAGCAATGTAATTAAAGAAGATTGAGCGTGACCATTATGGTTGCAGGCGGCGCACATTAAGCGGTGGTGGGCAGTGCGCCAAAAGGAGATTCAAATGAAAAGTATTTTGATTCAAACTTATCTTGTGGCACTTCCGATAGTGCTTGGATATATAGTTTGGCTTCTTAAACAGCAAAAGAAAAGCAGGGATGCGAACAGTAAAGGAACAATGCTCCTTTTGCGTGTCCAGCTTATTGAATACCATGCAAAGTACACCAGAATCGGAGAAATACCGTCATATGCCTATCAGAACTTCTGTGAGATGTATGATGCGTACCATGCGTTAGGTGGAAATGGAATGGTTACAAAAATGAAACATGAGATTGAAGAGATTCATATAGGGAAAGGAGATAAAAGCAATGAGGAATTGGAAGGATTGGACTAAGAAAGCCGGAATCCGAGCAATCAAGACTGTTGCGCAGGCGGCGATTGCCGGAATTGGAACGGCGGCATTTATGGGCGCTGTGGATTGGAAATATGTTCTTTCTGCATCAGTTCTTGCCGGAGTGTTATCGCTTCTGACAAGTGTTGCAGGAATCCCGGAGGAAAACACCAATGCTTGACATTAACAAGCAGGAAATGAAATATTCGCAATCCGGTCAGAGGGTATTCATTCCACAAACTGACGAAAATGGAGATATTGTCTATGAAGGGTACAAGGATTCCGATGGGAACTTTGTACCTTATTTAGATTCCGAAGGCAACAAGATTCCAAAAGGCGAGGAAGTTGAAGGGTTTTCAGAACCTACGACATTCAAAGCCAATATCAGCAATAAGTTGTCAGAAGCCCTTGTGAAAGAATTTGGAATTGATGATAGTACATCGTACTGTCAGCTTGTCACAGATAAAGGATATTTGCCACTGAAGGCCGGCGATGTGGTGTGGAAACGTTCGGAAGTCAAACGCACTGATGATGGGCTTGTGGATTCAGAAACCGCAGATTACATCGTAAAAGGCGTTGCTGATGAAGGGCTGACCACGGATTTGTTTCTTCTTCGGAAGAATATTAAGTAGGTGATTGTATGAAAAAGAAACCTATTTCAATGACGCTATCCACTAAGTCCATACAAGACACTATAAAGAAATTAGAACAGTACCGCGATAGTTTACAGGCTAAATGCGATTTACTTGTTTCTAGGCTTGCACAGGAAGGTCAGACGGTGGCAATAAAACAAATATCGAAATCTCCAATCGGGAACACGATAACGGTAAGGGTAGATAAAGCACCACAGTTAATGACCTCAAACGCGATTCTGATTGCGACCGGAAAAACGGTAACATCAGAAGATAGAGAACCGTTCTATACTTTGTTGGCGGTAGAGTTTGGAGCCGGTATTTTTTATAACTCCAAAGAGAACCCGAAAGCACCAGAACTTGGATTCGGTGTCGGCACATATCCTGGGCAAATACATGCTTTTGAAGATGGTTGGTACTATTGGGATGATAAGACCGAAACATGGCGTTATACCCATGGTATCAAAGCCACAATGCCTATGTATAATGCGGAACAACAGATTATTCAGCAGTATGTAAAGATTGCAAGGGAGGTATTCGGTGGAAAATGAGTTAAATAGTTGGGCACTTGATTTTGAAGATACCGTTTACCGATTGCTGAAAGTTTACATGGAAAGCAAAGAAATCGGAATCAAGGTAACGCAGGACGAGGAATCGAACGGAACACCTGTTTTTCCAACACTTCTTATACAACAGATTGGATTTACAGAAGCCGGGAGAGATACAGAGTCTTATTTTATTAACGCAATTCGCCCAACATTTCAAATTACAATAACAAATAAAGGAAGAAGGGAAAAGATTAAGGACATTGCAGAGTATGCAGTGTCCTTTTTTAAATCAAAAAATTTTGATGTTTCAAATGCTGTGTTCACGATTTCCAAGCAAGTGCGCACGGCAACTTTTCGCGTATCGCGAATTATTGGAGCGTATGAAAATTTAGCATAGCCGCGAGGCAGAAAGGAAGCAGAAAATCATGGCATCAACAAGTTATAAGTCGCGTGTGATTATTAAAGAGCACACAGCGGAACAAGCCGACTTTGCAGGGACTTACAACCTTTTACTTGCTGCAAAGTCTATTCCATCTCCGGCATCACCGCCAAACACGGTTGAGTCAACCACGATGGAAGACCCACAGCAGACATTTGAGAAAGGTATTAAGACAGCGGATTCCCGGGAAATCACAGGAAACCTTGCAAAAGAATATCTGGAAAACATCGAAAAGCTGGGAGATAAAAAGGTTGACATTATCCACCTGTACGGCACAGATGGAATCGGTGGCGTTGCAAAATACGCATACACCGGAACTGTTACCGCGACACCGAATGATGTAGGCGGTGTAGATGAAATCCTTGAAATGACCGCAACCGTTATCCCAAGTACGGCATCGGAACTCGTTACCGACAAGCTGAAAGTCGTTGATAACAACGATGGAACATTCACTGTAACAGTGGTGGGGTAAAAAGCCTATCGGACGAGCAATCGACCGCACCGGTAGGCGAGGATGAACGGTCGATAGCAGAACTTGAAGCAATAAGATAAGCAACAATGGGGCGGTGGCAACACTGCCCCTTGCCAATATAGGGCAGAAAGGCAAGGTAAAGTATGAAAGTAAATTTAGGAAATAGCGAATATTCAATCAAATTTGGTTTTAAGCCAACATTAAAGTCACATCTTATCAAAGATGTATCAGAGTCGGTAAGCGAGCAGGACGGAAGTTTAGAATCCGTAGAGAAACTGTTACTTGAAACACTTCCTAAGATGCTTCTTGTAGGACTGCAAGTAAACCATAAGGACGAGTTTGGATATGACTACGATACAAACGAGAAATACGATGAGCAGTTTAATAAGGTGCTTGATCTGCTTTCTGAAAAAATTGACGATGGTGAGATTGACTGTATTGAGTTGTTCAACGAATTAGAGAATGAGTTGGAGTCAAACAGTTTTTTAGCGAAAATGATGGAGACGGAGAAGAAGAATCGAACACCGGCAAAGAAAACTCCATCCAAGACAGCCAACAAGAATTAACATGGGAATATTACGTTGCGGAAATCCGTCCGTTTTACCTTGTGGTGACAAAAGGCTACGGATTTTCCGTTGATGATATAGATATGATGAATCCAGAGTTGCTTAAGCCTTATGTGGATGCATATAAGGCAGAATGGAAGCAACGCGACATGGAAATGTATATGTGGTTCGGCAGATATGCAACGTCAGCACTTGTGACCGCAATAGACGCGACATTCGGTAAGGGTAATAGTAAGTACGTGAAAGAAACTTGCTATGATTCCATCGAAAAGCATAATACGGACGATCCCGATGCAGAGATGCGAGAAATGCTTAAGGCGGAAGAAGCATGGGCGGCTAAATCAAGGGAATCACATTTACCAAAACCAAAGATAGTTTAGGAAAAGAGGTATTATTATGGCAGTAATTATCGGAAGTGCGCGGCACGATGAACACGGAAACTGCTATTCTGGTGGAAAAGCCGGAGACCAGACCGGGCAGGAAGTTTCTACGCAGAAGTTTTACAACCATTCTAAGGGATGGTACGTGCTAAGGGCGAAGGACGATAGGGTTGCGGAGAAGTTAGCCGAAGCTATGCAGATTGCATCTGGCAATAAAAATATCGGCTATGACCAATCGGAACGCTACGGAGTTATTAAACATGGCATTAACACAAAGGTCAAGACGGAATGCGATTGTTCTTCTCTTGTACGTGCTTGTATTATCTATGCATCCGGTAAGGATGTGGGAGATTTCAATACATCCAATGAACGACCGGTAATTTTGAAATCCGGTTTGTTTGATGATATGGGTTCTTATCATGCCGGTTTTATTCTTCGCAACGGAGATATTCTTGTGACACGCACAAAAGGTCATACAGTGATTGTTGTAAGCGGTGCGAAGAAAAGCAAAGCCAAGTATTATCAGAAGTATACCGGAAATTCCGGTTCAATCGTAGAAGCATTAAAAGCGGTTGGGGAAGATGATGTGTCGAAAGAACATCGTGCGGAAATCGCAAAAAAGAACGGATTTTCCAATTTTAAGTTTACATCAGAGGAAAATTCAAAAATGCTTTCTCTTCTGAAAAAGGGAAAACTGAAAAAGTAATTCAAGGGCGGTAGGGGTCAAATCCTGCCGCCTTTTTAACCGGCTATCAATGTGGAAGATAGCCGCTAACCTAAAAAAGTTACAGGAAGTTGGTGGATAAATGGAATTAGAGTCTCTTGAAATAAAAATCCAAGCGCAGGCACAACAGGCAAGCGGTCAGATAGATGCGCTTGTGACAAGACTTGGGCGATTATCTTCCGCGCTTTCTGGGCTTAGTACCGGAAATCTGAATAGTCTTTCCACAGGGGTAAACAGACTCGTAGGGGCAATGACGGCAATGCGTGGAATTGACACACGGACTTTTTCTGCAGTTGCAAGAAATGTAAGCAAATTAGGCTCTATCAACAGCAAACAGATTAATGCTGCGGCTGGTTCTATGCGTCAGATTTCCAATGCGGTAAAAGGGATTTCTGGAATGTCGGCATCTGTTAAGGGTCTGACCGACCTTGCATCTGCAATCAAACAGCTTGGCTACCAGAGTTCCACCAAGGCGATTGAAAATATCCCGAAACTTGCCACGGCAATGCGACAGCTTATGTCCGAACTGTCGAAAGCCCCTAGTGTAAGCCGGAATATTATTGACATGACAAATGCATTGGCAAAATTATCACGTACCGGTGGAGCGGCAGGAACAGCGGCAAAAAGCATCACAAGCTCATTTAGCGGATTTAGTTCCGGTGCTTCTGCGGTTACTAAGAAGTCGTTTTCCCTTGCGTCTGCAATCGGAAAAGTGTATGCAACGTATTGGGCTTTATTTCGCGGATTTAGGCTACTTGGAGACGCTATTGACATATCATCCTCACTGACAGAGGTTGAGAACGTTGTAAGGCAGACATTCGGGCAGTATGAAAGTCTAATTAACAATTTCGCAAAAACATCCATTGAAAAATTTGGTATGTCCGAATTGTCCGCGAAACAGTTTGCAAGCCGTTTCCAAGCAATGGGAACCGCCCTTGATATTCCACAGGGGAAAATGGCAAATATGTCTATCCGGTTGACAGAATTAGCCGGAGATATGGCTTCCTTTTATGATGTGAGTCAAGAAGATATTGCCAAGAGTCTGCAATCTGTATTTTCCGGTACTACGGCACCTATGCGGCGTTATGGTATCGACTTGACACAGGCAACATTAAAGGAATGGGCGTTAAAGCAAGGACTTGATGCGAACATTTCTTCAATGACGCAGGCTGAAAAAGCCATGTTGCGTTATCAGTATGTGCTTGCGCATACAACCAATATCACCGGAGATTTCGCACGTACAGCCGATACATGGCATAACCAGATAACCATGCTTAAAGAGAACTTCAAAGCACTTGGAGCGGTTGTTGGTGGTGGTTTAATCAATGCATTCAAGCCATTTATCAAGGTACTTAATTCAGTTCTGCAAAAGGTTATTTCCTTCGCAGAGATGGTAACAAATGCTTTAGGTTCTATCTTCGGATGGAAGTATGAAGCAAGCAAAGGGGCAGGAATCAGCGGTCTTGCTGATGATATTGGAAGCGCATCTGACGGCATGGACGATTTAAGCAATGCCGCAGGAAACGCAGGGAAAAACACGGGTGGTATCGCAAAAAATGCCAAGAAAGCAAAAAAGGAAATCCAACAGGCAACTCGTGCATTTGATGAATTAAAGGTTATTTCAAAACAAAGTAAAGATAATACTTCCGGTTCCGGGAATAAAGGTTCTGGTTCTGGATCTGGTTCAGGTGCTGGTGGCGGCACCGGTGCTGATGGTGGATTAGTTCAGACGGACACCATCTTTAAGAAATTCAAAAGCAAAATCAAAGACCTTGAACAGTTGGGAGAGTCTATTTCCGGTGCGTTAATTAACGCAATGAAAAAAATTAAATGGGAAAAAGTGTATGCAAAAGCTGAAGGTTTTGGAAGGGGATTAGCCAAATTCCTTAACGGACTATTTAAAGGGCAAAAAGGAACAACGCTTTTCGGAGAAACCGGAAAACTGATCGCAAATTCATTAAACACGGTGCTTCATGGATTGGATTCGTTTGGAACGACATTTAATTGGAAGCAATTTGGAAATTCAATCGCAGACGGAATAAACAAGTTTTTCCAAAACTTTGACTTTGCATTATTGGCTAAAACGCTTAATTCGTGGGCGCAGGGCGCGTTTGATACAGTTACGACAGCATTAAGTAAAATTTCATGGAAGGATGTATGGAACGGAGCAAAGGAGTTTTTAAGCAACCTAGATGTAAAAACAGTTGGAATCATAATCGGTGCGCTGACAATCAAAAAAATTCTTGGATTACATCTTGCAAAAACCGCACTTGATATAATCGGAACTTCCATTTCAAAAGCAATAGCTGGTTCACTTGCATCAAGGCTTGGCGTTGAAATTGCGGCAAATGAGGGAATCTCGGCAGTATTGTCTACCGCTTTGTCAAAAAAAATAGGTGGGGCGTTTGCTACACTTGGAACAACTGTTTCAGCTGGTGTCAAAGCTTTATTCGGTAGCGGTGCGGCAGAGAGCGCACTTTCTTTTATCAGCCCGGTAGCAAAAGCTATAACCGGGATTGGCTCTGTTGCGATTGGCGCATTTACTGCAATATCAAACTTTGTGACCATGTTAAAGAACGGATTCAGTTGGCTTAATGAAGCACTTATGCTTGTCGGAGTTACGATTACGGCAGTCGGAGCGGTTATTTTAGGGGTAGCGGCAGCACCTGCAGCGATTACCGCAGGAATAGTAGCCGGTGTTGCAACGGCGGCTGTAGTAGTCAAGGATCATTGGAAAGAAATAAAAGGAATTTTCTCAAAAGCAGGAGATTGGTTTAATACTAATGTGATTAAGCCAATAAGCGGTTTTTTTAAGGGATTATGGGAATCTGTTTCCGGTTTTTTCTCTTCTTTATGGAAAGATATATCCGGTGTATGGAAAACAGTTTCTGGATGGTTCAATACTAATGTTATAACTCCTATTGTTTCATTTTTCCAAGGATTTTCGAAAAGAGTTGGTCAAATCTTTGAAGGATTGTGGATCATTGTCAAGGCTGTATGGATTGTTGTTTCTGATTGGTTTAAATCAAAGGTAATAGAGCCAATAAAGAAGAATTTTGAATTATTGAAATCGGCAGTATCAACTGCATTCAAGGTTCTATGGACAACTGTAAAATCGGTATGGGCGGTGGTTTCCGGTTGGTTTAAGGAGCATGTTACAACACCTATCAAGAATGCTTTTAGCTCAGCAAAAGAATCTATTCAGAAAGCTTTTAGCGCGGCAAAGACAGCGGTAACCGGGGCGTGGAACAGTGTTTCTAGTTGGTTTAAAGAACATGTAACCACCCCGATAAAAAATGCTTTCTCGAAGATGAAAGAAAGTGTAGCTGAAATATTCAGCAAATTATGGAATAGCGTGAAAAGTGGTGTTGCCGGGGCAATGAACACCGTAATTTCAAGAATTGAAACAGCAATAAATTCATTGATCGGTGGAGTGAATACCGTTTTGAGAGGGTTCAACAGTGTCGTTTCTGCGGCTGCTAAAGTAGCAAAGGTAAAGTGGAGCGGAGTCGATCTTGTGCCGAAAGTGAGCCTACCTAAAGTAAAGGCTTATGCAACGGGCGGTTTTATGGATAAATATAGCATAGCAACGGTTGGAGAAAACGGTCTTCCGGAACTTATGGGAACGGTCGGAGGTAAGCCGGCGGTTGCAGGAAGCCAAGAGATTACCGGAATCAAAGATGCCATCAATTCTACTTCCGCACAAGAAGTTTCCTTATTGCGACAACAAAATCAGCTATTACAAGCTATTTTACAGAAAAATTTCGGAATTACTACAAACGACATAGGAAAAGCTGCAAGGGATTATGGTAGAGAACATTACAATCGAACCGGAGACAATGTATATGTTTTTTAGTGACTTCTATAATAGAACGTGATATAATTCTAAATAAATCATATCACAAGACAGGAGTCATTATGAGAAACACAAAAAAATTATTAGTAGCGATGGGATTGGCATTTGCCGTTTTGATTTCGGCTATGCCAATCCAAAATGCAGATGGGGAACAGATTGTTGCACAGGCGGCAACTATCAAATTAAGCAGAAAGACTCTTAATTTAAAAATTGGAGAATCCGCAACATTAAAGATAAGCGGAATGAGGAAAACTGCTAAATGGAGTAGTGGCAATAAATATGTTGCTTCTGTAAACAAGTCTGGAAAAGTTCTGGCGGTTGGAGAAGGAACAACGTACGTAAAAGCAAAAATTGCAAAGAAAACGCTTTCTTGCAAAGTTACCGTCACTTCTTCCTTTAATGCGAACAAGGTAAAGAAAAACATCTCAATTGAATACCAAGATAGTGGTCATGGAGTTGTTGCTATCTTGAAAAACAACAACAAGGTAAATGTTGATCTGGACGCAAAACTTGTATACTACAAAAACGGTAAAATGCTGGATAGCAAAAGCGATTGTAACAGAGCTTTTGAATCCGGTAAGGAATGTGTTCTTTATTTTGACGCACCGAGCGATTCTGATTATAACGATGTTTCTTATGATAACTATAAAATGTCGTTGAGTGTTGATGAAGCAACAAATGCTGTTTGTGATGTTCGCAATATAATGGTTCAATCGGACATTGGAGCAGATAATGTTACGGTTGAAGCTACAAACGATTCCGGAAAAGATTTTTCATTTGTGAAAATTTCTTGCTTAATGTATGATGCATCTGGCAACTTGATCAAATATGATTATCATTATGCAGAATGTGAAAAGAATGGAGACACCGATTATTTCTCGTTTAGTTTTCCGTACGATTCAAATTACGATACGATCTATCCGAGCAGTTATAAGATATATGTTGATGAAGCATATACATATACTTGGTTACAATAAAAATTGAAAGATAAATGATACTTAAGCCGTGGAAACACGGCTTATTTTAATTCCAAAATCGGATTGACACAAAATCAAAAATAGTCTTTCCTTATTACTAAGGAAACAACCTTATCCGTGAAGAAGCGGATTACTTACTTGAACGCCATACTGTACGAAAGAGGAAACCAATGTGATTTCACAAGTGGCTTCCTCTTTTTTATTCAGATAAAAATGTATGGAGGTAGACACGAATGAAAAAATCACAACTTATGCTTAAGATTCAAAACGGCATTGAGGTATTTGAGAATCCAATATTCGGACAGATCAGAATGGTCATGGTCGATGATGAACCATGGTTTGTTGGAAAGGATATATGCGAAGTATTTGGAGATACGAATTACAGAAGAAGCCTTTCAAATATTGATGATTCTGATAAGGGTGTGTCACAAATTGATACTCCCGGTGGAAAACAAAGAATGACGGTTGTTAATGAAAGCGGTTTGTATTCCTTGCTCTTTCAGATGCAACCACAGAAAGCAAAGGGTGTGTCACAAAACGACTCCCTTATAAACGAAAGAAAAGAAAAACTTCATAAGTTCAAACGTTGGGTAACATCCGAGGTACTCCCTACAATACGTAAAACAGGTGGGTATGTCAATAATGATGAATTATTTATTTCCACTTACCTACCGTATGCAGATGAAAACACTAAGCTGATATTTTCACAGACATTAAAAACTGTTAGAGAGCAGAACGAAACCATTAAAAGGCAGCAGAAAGAAATCATCCATAAGGAAGATGTTATTATCGGACTCGTTGATGATATTGACTTGGCAACCAAGAGACAGCGGATAACGCAGATTGTCCGTTTCGGTGCCGATGGAAAGTATCAAGAACGCTATTCGTTGCTTTATGGAGAATTTGAAAGGAAATATCACTGCAACCTTAAATCAAGGATGGAAGGGTGTACACTCAAACCGAAAGTAAGAAACAAGATGGATTATATCGACAGGGAAATGGGAATGATTCCGCAGTTGTACGAAATCGCTTGCAAACTTTTTGAAAACGATGTAGAAAAGCTGAAATCTGAATGGGAATCAGTAGTAGCTTAAAATTTAATCAAATGGATAGCATCTACCAAACGGTAGGTGCTATTTTTATACCCATTTTTAGGAGGTAAACGATGGGATATGGTGGATATTTAGTAAAGTTTGGCAATTATACCATACCGAACAGTTTAATAAAGCAGGACACGTTTAGTTCCTATGTGAACATGCAGGACAAAGACCTATGGACGGATGAAAACGGATATGAGCATCGTGATGCCGTGGAACTGAAAGCTTTAAAGGTCGAGTTTGAAACCAAAGCCATGCTGACTGAAAAGCAGTTTGATGATTTTTGGAAGAACATAGAAAAGAACTATACCAAGGCAAAGGAGCGCGGTGGATATATCACGGCATACGTGCCGGAGAAACGCGGATATGTGACACAGTACGGATATATTGCTGACATTCAGCCTACGTTCTATTCTGTGGCACATGGGAAGATAAAATATGACCCAATCAAATTTTCGTTTGTAGGTGGTGTGTATGATAAATAGTAGTTTGAAAGAAAAGTATTGGGATTCCTCGACAGATAAACAGATGGTCATATCTGTTGTTGGAACGAATCAGAAAATAGACAATTCGATGCTTGAAATCGGTACGTTTGCGCTTGAAGAAAGTCTTTGTTCGGAATCTGAACTAAAGTTTGGAGCGTGCGAAGCGAATTGTGTAAAGTTCACAGCGCGAAACACCGCGGGAAACATTATCGGAAAGACAATCTCTATCGAAGAAACGATTGACGGAGACAGTAAAAATCCGATGCCATACGGAGTTTTTAAGGTTGCATCCGATGTTCCCACGGCTGACCGCACAAAACGGCAGATTACGGCATATGACGCAATGTACGACATTATCAATACGGATGTAAAGTCTTGGTATGCAGGACTTAGTTTTCCAATGACACTTAAGCAGTTCCGAAATAGCTTCTTTGCGCACCTTGGAATTGCGCAAGTTGAAACAAGCCTTGTCAATGATTCCATGACGGTCAATAAGACGATTGTAGCCACACAGACGGACGATTCAAGCGCGGTCACAGAAGAGTCTGCTATCAGTGGAAAAACCGTTGTAACGGCAATCTGTGAGATTAACGGATGCTTTGGAAATATCAACCGAGAGGGCAAGTTTGAGTATATCTTTCTGAAAGCAATCACAAGCGCACTTTATCCGGCAGAAGATTTGTTCCCAAGAGACGATCTGTTTCCAAGTGATGCCAACACGGAATCCATGACCAGACATTATATTACGTTTGATTATGAGGATTTCCAGTCACAGGCGATTACACAGCTTGAAATTAAGTCAAGTGACGATACTGCGGGTGCTATTGTTGGAACTGCCGGAAACAACTATTCGATTACAGGAAACTTTCTTGTATCAGACAAAACCGGAGCGGAACTTGAACGGATTGCAAATAATCTATTGCCGATTATGAAACAGGCAGAATACACACCGATTAAAAGCTGCACTTGTGTCGGCAATCCGTGTCTGACACTTGGCGAACCCATCCGGTTCAATACTACAAGAGAAATCGTTGAAACGTATCTATTACAAAGAACACTAACCGGAGTGCAAAGCAAGAGAGATTCAATCTCCGCGCAGGGTACGCAGACGCACTCTGCAAAGGTTAATTCTATCAGAGATACGATTGAAAGCGTGGAAAGACGTACCGGAAAGTTAGAGAGGAACGCAGACCATCTTCAATCCACATACGAGGATTTAGAGGAACAGACAAATACCAAGTTTGAGCAGACCGCAAAAAGCATTTCCGCAGAAGTCAATCGTGCACAAAAAGCGGAAGGGCAATTAGACGCATCATTGGAATTGAAGTTAGGCAGAGATGAGAACGACCAAGTTATTTCGATGATCAATGCAAGCGCTGACCAGATTATGCTTCGTGGAAACAGGCTCATAATTGAAAGTAATAACTTCCAGCTTGACGGGAATGGACGAGTAACGATCATTGATTCTCTAAACTTTAAATCGACAGCGCTTGGTGACGACCTTACGATTATGGGTCTTGACGGAAGGGGCAGACCTATGCTGCAAAACATACTCATTGACCTAGACACTGTAACAGATTCAAACGAGGAAAACTTGGCAACTGAAAGTTATGTTGACCAATCTATTCCAAATATTCCGGTAAAAAATATAACGGCTTATCCAACAGGAACAACCAGCAACGCAACGATTAAAAAAGCAATTCGATTTTTAAATGTGATTGGTGGAGACAGCGGAACATATCAAATTCATGGCGAAGTATATACGATTGACACCGGATCTGATAGAAGAATCAAGGATCACATAACTGATTTGCCGGAAGAATTAGAATCCGCTTATCTAAAACTACATCCTGTTAAATTTAGATATAAGCCGGGGCTTAAATCTTCCGATAGCAGGCAATATCATTACGGCTTTATCTCACAGGAATTAGAAAAAGCCTTGTTAGATGTTGGTATTAGGGAACGCGACACGTCATTATATGAGTATCTTCCGGTTGATACGGACGAACACGTTGATTTATATGTCGATGATAAGCTGCATCACGTTAATTATCGAGAGCTTCATGCTATGCATGTTCAGATGATTCAAAAGCAACAAAAGGAAATTGAAGAGTTAAAGCGAGAAAACAAAAATTTGAGTGAACAGATGAAGGACTTTGAACAACGATTATCTGCGTTAGAAAGGAAGTGATCAGATGGCATATCAGAAAATCTATAGCCGCGAACATTGGGAGAATTTTCCAAGCGAAAAGACCGCAATTAATCGAAATAGGCTGAATAACATAGAGGGCGGAATTGACGCAATCGACGATCGTGTGTGCGCACTCGACACCACGAAAGTTGACTTGACCAAGGCTAACGAACTTGTAAAGGAAATCCTTTGGGATGAATCCAACGGCACACTGACAGTTGTTAAGATGAACGGCTCCAAGGCTGTCATTGATACCAAGTTAGAAAAGTTGGCGGTCAACTTCAAGTATGATCCGGAAAGTCAGCAGTTGGTAATCACGCTTAACGATGGCACGGCGCAGAACGTGGACTTATCCGCGCTGATCACGCAGTATGAGTTCTTGGATTCTGATACAATCGCATTTGCAATCGGCAGTGACGGTAAGGTGTCCGCAATCGTGAAAGAGGGAAGTATCCAAGAAAAGCATCTGCGCCCGGATTATCTTGCAGACATTAAGGTTGAATCTGCAAAGGCTGTAGCATCTGCCAAAAGTGCAGGAGAATCCGAAACCAACGCGGCAAAATCTGCTACAGACGCCAAGGACAGCGCAGATCGGGCGCAGGGAATCGAAAGCGAGATTAACAAAAAACTCAAAATGGCAGAGTTTGATGTGAATGAGGATGGGGAGTTGGTTTATACGGACAATTCGGCATATAACTTTGTCGTTGACAATGACGGAAATTTAAATTGGGAGGTGGCTTAGAATGGCTATAGCAGGAAGAGTGGCAATTGTGCCAAAGGATGTCTATGACGCATCCTTGCCTTACAAGCGGTTAGATGCAGTAATGCATAACAACACGCTTTACATTGCGAAAAAGAATGTTCCGGCAGGGAAAACACCGGGAGCAGATACGAAAGACTATTGGATGAGCGGACCATCTGCAGGAGCAAGCGCGCCAGCGACAACCACATCTAACGGTCTAATGTCCGCAACCGACAAAAAAGCAATTGAGGTTTTGAAAAAACCGCTGGCTACTTGCGCGACAGGTCGAGCTGCGGCGGCTAAAGTTGCAACATTGGCAAACTTTGTATTACAAGTCGGTACGAGCATTGCAGTTAAATTTACGGATACGGCGGGCACAGCAAATCCAACAACCGGGAACCTTACACTTAATGTAAATGGCACCGGGGCGAAAACCATAGGATATGTTCGGAACGGGAATAAGGCGGCTATTTCTTATGCAAGCGGAAATTTCTTCTATAATAATGCGACCCATATATTTACTTATGATGGTACATTTTGGTTGTGCATGGACTGGAACGCTGATAACAATACAACATATTCCAATTTTGTAAAATCAGGTGCTGGTGCGAAAGCCGGTCTAGTTCCTGCACCATCGACTACAGCAGGAACGAGTAAATATCTAAGAGAAGATGGCACATGGCAAACACCACCGGACACGAAAACAAGTGTAGTGAATAATCAGACAACCACGGTTGCCGGATATGCGTTAGATGCGCGGCAAGCAAATCCGAATCTGGACGGCACGCTGGCCAAGCAGGTAGCTGATTTAAACGGCAGATTAGGAACTTTCGATTTTATCCCAGATGGTAGCAATTTAAATTATTACACATCTGGAGTATATATGATTGGGGACACTGATAAATTAGAAAATTCGCCAGGTGCAAGTTGGTCAATTCTCATTGCATTTGGTACTAATTCTATATATAGCGTTCAAATCGTTATAAGTGTGATCGATAGCAAAAATAGTATATATGTAAGATCCAAAACTGAAAGAAATGAATGGTGTTCTTGGTTTAAAAAATAAACAAAAAATACAAATTAAAGTGTTCTCCACTCAGACCATTCAGTTGCCCATGCACAGTTGCGTATTTTAATGTAAGTACTAAAACCGCTAATAAGGATTTGGCACTCGAAATAAAGACCATTGTTTTCACCAAAACTAAATCCAAATACACTTTCGCCTGTAGGACACACAAGAAAATATACGAATACACCTGACTGCAAATCTGCAAAATATTTAGGGTTTTGGCTGGTCATTTTGATATCATCTATATATTTTACAACTAGGGGAATGTTTATTTTTAAACTGCCGTTTAAATAAGTTTAGTAACCCGTAAATTTACACATAGAAAGGAATAAAAATTATGGACAAAATTATTTTGAAAAACAAAACAGAGTTCGAGATCGCCGAAGGAGCGAGTCTCGGCAATATTCAGATTCAGTCGAAAGATTTTGACGGAATTAAAACAATCACAGACGCTTTCACAGCGGACAACCTTGCAGAAGTGACATTTACACATAATGGCGAAACATCCGGCAAGTACACCGATCTGAAATCCGATGGGTTTACATATATGCCGAACATGGGAGAGGATGGCGCAGAAGACGGTACATATACCGTAACGGTAAGACTTAGAACAAAGACGGAAATGGAAAAAGCAATCGATGAGCTTAAAGCAGGACACGAAGCAAACGCAGAAGCAATCGAAGAATTGGCAAGCATTACCGCAGAAAGTGAGGTGTAGGATATGGTTAAATTCTACGTGAGACGTATTCTTGTAGAAAAGAAAATGACGATTGATGAAGTGCCGATGCGTTGGCGCGCAAAAGTGCAAGAAGAGATTGAGAAACAGCTCTCCGCTTCTCTGCAATGACATTTCCTGTCGAAACTTGCGACCGAAAATCCTTGAAATCATGCATCTTGCAGTGATACTATGGACTTGTCCGAAAGGACACTTCAAGTTCTGGCATGGGTGGGGTTTGGCATGGCTCCGCCCATAATTGGGGATTGACTATGCCAAACACACGTTCTATAATTACTTTGTTGGTACATAATAGTTTATGATTGGAGGTTTTTTATGTCGGGAGAAGTAAAAACAGAAGAGACTTATAAAGAAGAAATTATAACTATGATAAAAGAAATTGAAGACTATAAGATGTTAAAAATTTTGCATGGATTTGTAAAAGCTGGTTTAAAAGAAGAAAAAGCAGGGCATTGAACCCTGCTTTCTTTTAGAATATAAATTTTTCGAAAAATTCACATAACAATTCTTTTTTGCTTACTGGCAATCTGCTATATTCAATAATAATTTTTTTGAAACGTTCATCATTCATTCCAATATTTAATACAACACTTGAAAATTCTTCGTCAACAGATTTATTTATGCGTGGGTCTATTAAATCTGATTTTCCGATTTTGAAATAATCAGCCAATGCCTGAAGCTTTCCTGACCTTGGAAATGATTTTCCGGTGCACCACATACTTAGAGTCGTTGGGTTAATACCTAAGTCTTTTGCGACATCTATTTGCTGTTTTTGATTTAATTCAATATAGTATCTTAAATTTTCAGCAAACACTTCTTTTTGGATATCGTCTACATCCATTTCGTTAAATTGATTTTCGTTATCCATTTCTTCTGCCCTCCTTTCTAACTGTATTATAAACCAATAAAATAAAAAATTCAATATTAAATCCAATAAATTTGAATTTTAGTGTTGACAATCCAAAATAATTGGATTATGATTAAACCATCAAATATGAAAGGAGAGAAAAAGATGCCTAGAATTTCATTAGAAGCAGTTCGCGTAAATGCGAAAATGACACAAAAGGAATGGGCTGAAATGCTTGGTGTATCTAATGCAACCGTTGTCAATTGGGAAAAGGGCAAAACAGAGCCTAGCTTATCACAGTTGAAAACCATGAGCAAATTGTCTGGTATTCCGATGGATTTTATTTTTGTGCCAGATACATCCAATTAAATTGGATTATAAAAGAAAGGAAGCGAGTGAGGACATGAAAGAAATTAAATCCGTGAATGATTTGGTTGTTGTTCCGGTTTCTTATTTTAATGGAATGGAAAAGGAATTGCAGAAGATTTTAAACAAAGTGGATATTCACGATATGGATGTCATGGAACAGGTTCTTCATATGCGGAAATGGCTGAAAACCAAAACCGTATATGAAGAAACAAAGAGATTATATCCTAATCTCCGTTTGGAAAATATTCATTTGCTTTTACCACAAGAAGAAGAGAGTTCTTGTGAGTGTACTGATAAAACAGGCAGTGAATAGATTCTGCGGTCGTGTCGCAGATTGGAATTCCAAACTTATCCGGAACTTTTAGTTCCCAACAAAAATTATTGATATTTGCGAACGTTATATCGTTTTCAGTTAATATCTCTGCCATCTTTTCTCGGTCGCAGGATATTGTAGAAAAATCGCAAAACAAAAAGTATTTCAAATTGTATCACCTCCCTTATTTGATGATAAGGGAATTATATATCACAGAAAGGAGAGTTATGAACGAATTACAGATTTTTAATTCGGAAGAGTTTGGAGAGATTCGGACAATTACAAAAGATAATGAACCATGGTTTGTTGTAAGTGACATATGCAGGTCGTTAGATTTGTCAAACCCAACAATGGCTATGCAAAGAATTGACGATGATGAAAAGGCTAAATTTAATTTAGGGTTATCTGGTGGAGAGACAAACTGTGTAAACGAATACGGTCTTTACTCATTGGTACTTGCAAGCAGAAAAAGAGAAGCTAAGGATTTCAAAAGATGGATTACGCATGAAGTCCTTCCGTCAATCCGTAAGAATGGCGGTTACATAGCAGGGCAGGAAACCTTATCTGATGAAGAGTTGCTTTCCAAGGCACTTATGGTGGCACAACGAAAGATTGACGAAAAGAACAATATCATTGCTATGCAGGACTCACGAATCCAAGGAATGATACCTAAAGAGATTTTCGCTGATGCAGTATCAGCAAGCCATACATCAATCCTCATTGGAGATTTAGTAAAGCTGATTTGTCAGAACGGTGTGCAGATAGGACAGAAGCGGTTGTTTGAGTGGTTACGAGAGAATAACTTCCTTATTAAAAGCGGTACTTCTAGGAACATGCCAAAACAGAGATATGTGGAACAGGGATTGTTCGAGGTTAAGGAAAGCAACATTCAGAACCCGGACGGTTCGGTAAGAATCACAAAGACAACGAAAGTTACCGGAAAAGGACAGGTTTACTTTGTAAACAAATTCCTGAAAGGAGCATGAATGAAAAAAGTAATCCAATTCATCATAGGTGCGGTTGCAATGGAGTATTCCTTGGTTGCCGCTTGCTATATGGATAGTGAGGGCACAGCCGGGAATATGGCGGCTATTAAATTTGTAGCCGGGGCAGTAATTGCGGCAATCATGTATTACTGGTCGGAAGTAGACCGGAAGAGAGCCGAACTTGACAAGCGAATTAAGAGAAAACGCAGAATGAGAGAGGATGCATGGTAGGCGTTGTGTATATAAGTGGCACGAGATGTTCCACGAAAGAAAAGCGTATGCTTGCTGAACTTTTGGCAGGGAAACGAAAGAAACAGAATGATAAAGAGGGCTTTGAAAAGGTTCTTGACAGAGAAATGGAAGGGAGAAGCAATGGAGAACAGAATAACATTGATCGGTGATGTTGTATCAGCACCAAGGGAAAGCCATAAATCAAACGGTAAGAAATTTTATAAATTTTTCATCGGAGTTGAAAGAAGAAGCGGTGTTGCAGATATACTTCCTGTACTGTTTGATGAAGAAATCAGCGATACAGGAATTAGCGGAACAGTATGTGTCAATGGAAAGATAATTACCCGACACGTAAAAACAGGGCCCGGAGAAGCCATTCTTATGTATGTTATGGCTGATACAATCACAAAGCCAGAGGATGATAGCCCTTTGAATGAAGTAAGTCTTGATGGAATTATCGAGGAAAAGCAGCTTAGAGAAACACCACTTGGTCGCAAAATCTGTGATGTGAAACTCAAAAACATAAGAGAAAACGGAAAAGAGGATTTGATCACTTGTATCGCATGGGGAAAGGGTGCAGAGTATACGGACTCACTTGCTTTAGGCGATAAGGTAAGCACATACGGAAGATTACAGAGCCGGAGATATAAGAAAACGTGTAAAGATGGTCGCGTTGTGGAAAAAGTTACATATGAGTTATCAATAAAAGGAATCGTGGGGGTGTAACATGGGAAAGAAAAATTATGTTTATGTTCCAAAAGAAGAGTATGAAGAACTGATTGAGTGCAAGTTACATATCAACATGTTACACAGATACATTACGAAAGAACACGAGGACAATATCAGATTGCGCGGTTGCAAACAGGACACAACAGATATGCTGACAATCGAAACTTTGAGCGGATACACGGAGAACGAAAGGTATTTTGATAGACTGAAAAGAGAATTTAAAGAAAGGGTGAGACAAAAATGCGAATGATTTTAAAATCGTTACATATTGAAAATTTCAAAGGGGTAAAGGATAAGACATACGAATTTGGCAAGACAACAAGGGTTTCCGGCATGAACCGGAGAGGAAAGACCACAATCGGGGAGGCATGGTACTGGCTGACGTCTGATAAGAACTATGAACTTGTCAGCAATCCAAATATCAGACCGGACAATGTAGAAGATTGCATTCCGACTGTTACTGCAAATGTCGGTGTAGACGAAAAAGAAATCACTCTTTCCAAGATGCAGAAGCGAAAAGTCGGAAAGCCGGATAAAAATGGAGTTTCGAAAGTTACTATCGCAAATACATATGAGATCAATTCTGTGCCTAAGACAGAACGTGATTTTAAGGCATATCTGGAAGAATTAGGGTTTGAGTTTGATAAATTCCTCATTTGTTCGCACCCGAATGTGTTCACTAAGGATTTGTCGTTAAAGAAAAAACAGGATGAAATGCGCAAATATTTATTCACTATGGCAAGCGAAAAAACAGATTTAGAGATTGCACAAATGGATAAAGAAACTGCCGATGTTGCAAAACTACTTGAATCTTATAAATTCGAGGAAATTGAAGCCATGAATAACGCTTCCAAGAAAAAGGCGGTTGAGCAGTTAGACGCTATTCCAAATCAGATCATCGGGCTGGAGAAAGCAAAGGTTGATGTGGATGTGGCAGAGCAGGAGTTATTAAAAGCCGATTTAGAGAGAAAGATTGAAGCACTTGAAGATTTAATGGCGAAATCTGATGTTCGGATTGATGAAATGCGCAGCGAAGAAATGCATTGTCAGTTTGAAATGTCAGCTATTGCGCAGACCATGAATAACGAACTTTCAAGCAAGAAACGCGAGATCGAAAACCACAAATATGACCACGAACGGAAGTTAGAGGATGTTCGTTCATCTATCAGAAAAGCGCAGGATTCCATTGAAAGAAATAAGAAAACAATTTCCGAACAGACTATTAAGAAAGCCGACCTTGTAAAAAAGTACAAAGAGGAAAAGGAAAAGAAGTTTGATGATTCCAAGTGGGTATTTGATGAAAATAGCGCTGTTTGTTCACTGTGCGGTCAGAAGTTGCCAGAAGATAAAATAGAGTCTTTAAGAGCCGATTTTTCGCAGAGAAAGGCAGATGCAATCGAAGCATTTAATGAAGAACACGCGAAAACACTTGCCATGATTGTTGATGACGGAAATGCGTGTGCTGAAATGATTAAGAAGCTGACCGAGAACAATAAAGAATTGGAAAACACAATTAACACATTGAAACTGAATGAAGCGGAAGAAATTGACATTATCAAAGGATTTGATGAACAGATTTCTAAGATTCCGACTTGCGCTGATTATATGCAGAATGCGGAATATGTCAAGTTAAAGGCTAAACAGGATAAGTTGCTTGCTGATATTGCGGAGTTAGAATCCAAGGGCGCAGATAAGGTGGCTGATTACGCAAAAGCTGATAAAGCAAAATTAAAGAGCCAGCTTGATGAAGTAAATAAGATTATTGCACAGGCTGAAAACAATGTTCGCATTGATGAACAGATTGCAGATATGCAACATAAACAGAGCGAGTATGGACAAGCAAAGGCAGATGCCGAGAGGATTCTTTATCAGCTCAAAGAAGTTTCAAAACGAAAGAATGAGTTACTTGTTGAAGAAATCAATCAGAATTTCGGTATTGTACGTTGGAAGTTGTTCGATTTCAAGAAGAACGGAGAATATAAGGAAGTTTGTATTCCTACGGTGCTTGATGAAGAAACCGGCATTTATAAGGTATTCGGGGAAACAACAAACACTGGCAGGGAAATTGAAGCGAAGATTGATATTTGCAACAGTTTTCAGAAGTTCTTTAATATGTATGTTCCGATTTTCCTTGATGGTGCAGAAAGTATCAATGACGAATACGTACCGGCTGTTGATACGCAGTTAATTCTTCTGACAGTATCAGAGGATAAACAGTTGAAAGTGGAGGGTGTGTAGAATGTCAAGAGTTGGTACAAAGAACAACATCACACAGCCGGATGCACGGTGTATGTCATGCAAGCGTTGGAGAAACGCAAATAAAGGGTTTTGGGGAGGAGACGGACATTGTTCTCTTCCGTATTGCGAGAAAGACGCGAGAAATAAAGGAAAGAGAGGTTACAGATAAATGCAGTATATCAAAGCGAAATTTCCAAACAGTACAAGAAGCTACGTGTATCGCACCGAGGATTCTGTGAAAGCTGGCGACACGGTTGTAAATGCAAAGGGTGCAAAGCTGACGGTTACAGATGAATCAGTTGATATGAAGTGGGTGGAAACCTACGGTGCTGATAAGGTGGCAATTGTGAAGAAGTATGAAGAGCCGGTAGATGCCGGAGAAAGTGAGGAATAAATTATGATTAAATCAGATTTTGGAACAGTAGAGGTAACCGGTTTTAAACCGGTTGTAATGGCAGAGTTCGTGTCACTGTTAGAGGTTTTAAAGCACGAGCTTGGGAAAGAAGATTACAACCGCATTTTACAGGATGCGGACAATACAAAGAAGTCCGGTGATGAACCGGAAGAAAAGGAAGTGGACTTTGAGCCACATTTAGTACCGTCGGATGGAACTGTCGACTACGGACGTATCGGAGAAGAAACGAACATTTGTGACATTACAGGGGAAAATTTGAGCGTTGGAGATACAGTAAATTTATATGCCATTGAGGACAACGGACAGGTTCCATTCAGAGGGGAACATTCGATTGTGAAATACGATAATTCGGAGTTTGTGATGGGAGTGAGCGGAAGCAAATTCAACAGGGGATTTAGCAACAATAATTTTGAGTGGCTCATCATTCTGAACAGACGGCATAAGGAAATCAAAGACGGAGAAACGGTGGATTGTATTAAGTACATTAAATCAGAAAGGGCAGGTAAGTAATTATGGCAGAGAAAAACAGTTTAGAGGTACAGAAAGTCAACACTGCGGTCAGCCAGTGGACTAATTCAATCACGAACCTTGTTACAAAGGATTTTGAGTTATGCGGTGTGCCGTATGATGATTATTCAAAGCAGTGCGCCATGTCAGCTATGACAAGCATTTATCAGCTTGTTAAGGATAGCGATAAAATCAAGGATTTAAACGGACTTGATACATCAAATCTGCGTGAGGTTGTCGGTCAGTGCGCAAGTCTTAAACTTAATGCAAATGCAGTGCCGAGAGAGTGCTATTTTCAGCTTAGGACAAAGAAGTCCGGAGACAACTATGTGCAGGTTGTAGAAATGGGAATTGAGGGAGACGGCAACGATGCATTACTTCGTAATTATGGAGAGAATGTAGATACCGTATATCCTTGTTGGCTTGTTAAAGATGGGGACGAGTTTTCATATCCAAAACATAAAGGTATCGAAATGACACCGCCAGAGTGGGAAGAAATGGGACAGTCGCAGAAAGTTGTCCGTGTTGTTTATCCTCTGAAATTAAAGGACGGCACATTTCAGTATCTGATTGCAGAGAGAGACGGTGTAAAAGTCAATCTGTTTGCCCATGTGCGAAACAATCTGATGAATGAGACTTTTGGTATCTGCCAGAATCGTTACAAGGCATCTGCTGAACAGTTAGGCAAAATCAAGGCTAAGAAAGAAGAAATTTTCGATGCTTTGAGGAAATGTGCAACCGTTGATGAAATGTTGGAATGTGAAGTTGCAAAGCCTTATATCAGCGCAGCATGGCTTGATACGCCAGAATCTATGATTGTTCGCAAGATGCGTAACAATGCAATCAAGAAGTATCGCAAGGACTTTAACAGTATGGCAAAGCAGTCATTCAATCAGCTTGATGAAACCTATGTGCAGACGCAGGAAGAAATTGCAGAGAACGCCAATTCCGAACCGTTTGTCGTAACTGAATCCGAAGCAACCGAAAGTGCAGCAGTCGAGCCAGAGAAGGTAGCCGGAGAAGTTGCTGAGAATGACGAGAACGTACCGGACTTTATGAAAGATTAGGAGGTTGCCATGAGAGTTATATCACAGGACGGAACGCTTGATATGCCATACGAAGAGGTGATTATTCAGAGATTCAAGTCAAGGATTTATTTCCTGAACAAAAACTTAACAGGTGTTGAGTCGCTTACTGATGACATGCAAATTGCTGAATATTCCACCGAAGAAAAAGCGAAGAAAGCCATGGAAGAATTGAGATATGCCTATATGTGTCACAGCCTTGTAAAGATGGGGCAGACACCGCCAGATGGAATTGACGAAAATATTGACGAAAAACTCACTATGGGTTTGAGCGGAGTATTTCACTTTCCGGCAGAGGAAGAATTGGAGTAGGGTATGGAAAAAGTAAAATGGATATTAAATGGTGTATTTAATGCTGACGCAAATAAGTGTTATGCAGAAATGTGTAGCTTAAATGAAATAACACCTAAAGCGATTCTCGAATATGCAAAAGGAATAAATACCGAATTGCATAAATGCTTTGAGTGGGATAACGATATTGCCGCAGAAAAGTATCGAACCATACAGGCAGGAAATGTTATCAGAATGTTATACATAGAACCAAAGAACGAAGATACACCGCCTGTAAGGGTGTTGAGTAGAACATCTGATACAGTTTATCAGCCGACACGAACTTTTTTGACAAACACAACAGAATATGAAGATTTGCTGAAAAGGGCATTATCGGAATTAGAGAGTTTCAGAAAGAAATATGAAACGCTTTCTGAATTGGAACAGGTATTTGAGCAGATTGATTTAATCACTGCTTAGATAATATATAGCATAAAACAGAACATAACAGGAAAAATTCAGACAGCATATTAAAAAACAACCTATTTTCAAGTGTTTAATCGGTGGGATAAACACCTATTATATAATAGCTTTTAACAAAATATCCATAAAATAGGACAAATAAAAACAGGACAATAAAGCATATGACAGGACATTTTATCTCACTTGTTAAGCACTTGATTATAAGAAAACGCTGATAGCATTTTATAGGCGGTATGATACCGCGTCAAATAATAGAACAAGGAAAAGAACGAAATGACAATGCAGAAAAGAACAATATAGAAAAGGACATTATATCATATCGTTTACAAAGTGCTATCGGCAAGGAAAGAAAAGGAGATTACACAATATGGCGAAAACAGAAGTAATAGAAATCAAACCATTAAATATTAAAACAGCAGAAATTACTATTGTAGGTGACGGAGATTTGATTCTTAACAAAATGAATGACGTAAACGCAAAGGAACTCATTGATAAGCGCAAGGATAAGGCAAAGGACACAGCAAAGCCTAATCCGTGGGAGGCAATTATTACCTCGATGCATTGGTACAATGGAAAACCTACTGATTTTTCAGAGGAAGGGCTTTTAAAGGCATTGAAAGAAAACGCACCTTGCATTACAGGGTTCGGACTTAAAAAGTCATTCGGACAGGCAGTTGTGCAAAATAAGATTGATACATACGCCACAAAGTTTAACGCAGGAGTGAACATTATCGCAAAGGGTGATTTAGTACCTATCAGATTTGCAGAACATCACATTGATGAAAAGTTAATGTCACCAAAGAAAGGTAGCCCTGTATTAGTACATCTTAACAGATTTAGCGGTTGGAGTGCTACATTCACAATTCAGTACACAGAAAACGCCTTTTCTATTGAGCAAATTGTAAATATTATCAACCTTGCAGGATTTGGCAATGGTATCGGAAGTGGAAGGAGTAGCGGTTACGGAAGGTATCATGTAGATGGTATTAAGTAATTTTGATGAAAGTGAGGTGGTTTAAATGCTTATGCGATGTTGCGGTTCATCATCGGCAGGCAACAGTTACGCTTTAATCAGCAACAGTGGCGAAATCCTTTCCATTGAAGCCGGATGCAAATTTCTTGATTTTAAGAAAATGATTGATTGGCGTATTTCTGATGTTGCAGGATGCATCGTCTCACATGAGCATGGTTAGGAGACCATGCGCGATACATAAAAGATTTCATGAAATCCGGCATTCCGGTTTATACGGCATTTGAAACACAGACTGCACTTGAAACCATAACCGGAGAACGTACAGCACCTATTCCACCGCGCAGACCACGGCAAATCGGCAGTTTTACAGTAACTCCCTTCAATGTACCGCATGACACGGAAATCGAGTGTTATGGCTATTTAATCGAGCACGAGGAAATGGGCAAGCTGTTATTCTTGACCGACTTGGAATATTGCAGATATGACTTTTCCGGCATGAAGGTTGAGCATATCATGGTTGAAGCCAATTATAGCATGGATTTGGTAGACCGGAATGAGCCAAACTATGAACACCGTTTGCGAGGTCATATGAGCCTTGATACGGCACTTAAATTTATTCAGACGAACGACAACCCGGCTTTACGAAATGTCGTTTTAATACACTTATCGGACACAAGCGGAGATCCCGCGTTATTCCTACAACGAACGAAAGAAACAATTGAATATGGAGCGAATGTTTATGTTGCAGAAAAAGGACTAGAGGTTGATATGAACCTTTGTCCGTTCTGATTGGTTGAAACACCTTGGCGAAAGCCTAAAAGAAACTATCTTGTTTGGCGAATAGTTATCACAAACCTTATTGAAAGCCATGTTTTGGCGGTGCGTTTACCGCGCCGCCCTTACAAAAGATTGGAGGTAAAAATTGAAATTATGTGAATACTGTATGGCTGAATTTGAGCCGAAGCGACCAGATCAAAAATACTGCAGACCCAAATGTGCAAAAAGATACGCACAGTTTAAGAATTTTAAAAAGGCTGGAAGAATTGTGTATACAAGAATATGCCCGAAATGTGGCAGGATGTTTATGACGATAGATGAACGCAAAGTTGATTGCCAAGACTGCATCGGCATTGACATTAAAGAACGATTGAGAAAGCCAAAGAAAAAGGATGATGCAATCAAGGCTGTGAATCACATGGCGCGCGCTTCCGGCATGAGCTACGGAAAGTTTGTGGCTCAAATGAGCATGGAGCAGTTAGAGAGGAAGTGATTGGATGGATTATAAGAAATTTAGACAGGCAAAAGCCATCGAAGCTAAAAACAAGCAGAAATGGCTTGCATTGAATCCAAGGCTTGATGAATCAAGCGGAATCTATATTTTGACAAGGCAGGACGAAAATGGGTTTAGATATGCCTATGTGGGGCAGGCTAAGCATATTTTAACCAGATTGTCGCAACACCTTTCTGGGTATCAGCACATAGACCTTAGCTTGAAGTCTCACGGACTGTATTCAGAGGATAATCCGTATGGATGGAATGTAACATCAGTACACTGTCCGATAGGAGAACTTAATGAACTTGAGCAGTATTATATTAAGTATTGTGCAGACAAAGGTTATCAGCTTCGAAATAAGACGAGTGGATCACAGGGCGAGGGTAAAGCTAAGATTGATGATTACCGTCCGGCAAAAGGCTATTATGACGGCATTAAGCAGGGCAAAAAGAGTCTTGCCAAGGAATTATCGCATATCGCTGAAAAGCACCTTGAAATCCGCTTGAAGCCGGAGAAACAGGGCAATAAGGTTTCCGAGAAACAGTATGAAAAATTCATAAATTTATTAAAGGCAGGAGAGACAAATGGGCGAGATTAGAGCAAAACTGGTTCGAAAATATGAAAATGATGTTGCATGGTATTTTGACGAGTACGAATTAGAGTGTATTGAATGCGGAGCGCATTATATGAGCGGTCGCTATAATAGTCGAACTAATCCTTATTGTCCAATTTGCAGGAGAAAACATGAGAGAGAAAGGCAAAAGAAAAGCAAACTTGCAAAAGCTACAGCATTACGAAATCAGATAGTAGATAGCTTTGTTGATGATTTTTGCAATTACATAGACGAAAAATATCATCGCTTTGCAGATGATGAACGTGTGGAAATGCATGAGTTCGCAAATAAGTGGAAACAGGAGAAACAGGAACGATAATTCTCTAAAAACAATATAAGAAGTTTATGACACTGATTCACGCAAAAAGGGGGCACAGAATGAACGTAGGAAATCAAGCCTGCATAGGTCAAATGAGCCTGTTTGACTTATTTCCAACAGAACAGAGCGAGAATTTTAATCCCATTTCTGCATACGCAATGAAAGGTTCTTTATCTCAAGGCGGAAAGCAACGTATCTTTGAATACTTCTTGGCAAACAAGAACAAGAAAGACAGGATCGCATTCTTGAAAGAAGAGTATGGGATTGGTGGTTTTGGGTTTATGACAAACGAACCGTATGTTGTCCACGATGCTAGGCACGATGCCAAGTCACATGAAATCGAGTATAACGGTGGCAATGGTGTAAATTGGAAAATGAGTATTTCGTATGCGCAATTAGAGAATGAAATTGATCGCTTAATTACAGAAGATAAATATTTGGCAAAAGGAGAGTGATTAAATGGCAGAAGTCAAGTGGATTAAGATCACAACAGATGTTTTTGACGATGAAAAGATTCTGCTGATTGAGAGTATGCCGAGTGCGGATAGCATCATTACGATTTGGTTCAAACTTCTTATTCTTGCCGGAAAACAGAATAACAACGGTGTGTTTATGATGAGCAACAAATTACCGTTCACGGATGAAATGCTTGCCACCATTTTCCGCAGAGATTTGAACACGGTAAGACTTGCACTTAAGACCTTTGAAGAGTTTGGAATGATTGAAGTTGTTGACAACGTGATAACGATTCCGAATTGGAATAAGCACCAAACGCTTGACGCTTATGAGAAGAAAAAGGAACGTGACAGGCTATATCAGCAGAACCGGAGAAAGAAGCAGAAGAACCTAATTGAGCAAAAATCGCCCGATAAATCGTCTGATGTCGCTGTTTCAGATAAAGAAGAAGAAAAAGAAGAAGATAAAGAGAAAGAAAATATAAAAGAAAATTCGCTGTCGACCGATTCCGGAGATTTTTTTGATTTTGACGATGCATGGAAAAAGACTTTTAGTATATACCCCAAGAAAACAGCGTACAGTACCTCTAAAACAGCTTGGATGGATAAAGTGCTAGAAGTTATCGAAGAGAACCAACCGGACATTGCACGGCTGTTATACAAAGCCACAGAAGCATATTTGAGTGACTATCAAGAAAAGAACCCGGACGATACGGATTTTCGGTACATTCCAAAATATGTTGATTGGCTGAAAAATGATTGCGACTATTGGTTGCAGATCGCAGAGAAACGAGGTGATTGCAGTTGACAGAAGCAGAGTTCGGAGTGATCGGGTGCGTATTGATTGACAATGATGTGTTAAATAGTATCTGGCGGACACTGAAACCGGAAATGTTTAGTTCGGATTTTGCGCAGGACACATACAAGGAAATGCTTGCCATGTATGACAGGAATGAAAGCATTGATCCCATGTCTTTGTCAATGGCACTTGAGAATCACAAATACACCCAGGAACAGATTAGCGAATTGATGAAATCCTGTATTACCGGAACAATCACTTCAACCATGGTTAAAAGTTATGCCGATGCGGTTTCGAAAGAATACAAAGCAAGAACGGTTCGTGACATGTATCAGAAATCCAGTTTAAAACCATGTGACATTGATGATACAATCAGCGATCTTCTTACAAGACTTGAACATTTGCAAGAGGGGAAAGAAGTAAAGTTAAAACCAATGAAGCAGATTTCAGTTGAGAATAAAGACAAATATTTCAACGAAAGTGTTGGAGAGGGCGGTATAAAAATCGGGTTATCGCAACTTGATGATGCGCTTGGAGACCTTGAACGCGGTGACGTAACAGTAATTGCTGCAAGACCGGCAGTTGGAAAATCCGCACTCACAACGCAGATTATTGGGAATATGGCAAAAAGGGGACTTAAAGTTGCGTATTTCAACTTGGAGATGAGTGATAAACAGGTGTATGAGCGATTTATTTCAAGGATTGCGGAAATCGGCTTAACGAGAATCAGAAGAGCAAAAGCGTTTCTTGGCGATGAGCAGGGAAAATTTAACCAAGCAAATGAAGAAATGAGTGATTATCAATTATGGATTGCATCCGGAACTGTATCTCCGAGAGAGATAAAGTCAGAATGCAGGCACCAAAACTTTGATGTTATCGTTGTCGACTATCTGCAATTGCTTATGCCGGATAACAGATATTCTGGAAGAAATGAAGAAGTAGCATCAATTTCAAGAGGTTTAAAATCGGTTGCAAGAGACTTAAATACCCATGTGATAGCACTTTCGCAGATAACAAGGGCTTCCGAAAGCAGAGACACAAAAGAGCCTACCATGGCAGAGTTGAGGGAATCCGGGGCAATCGAACAGGATGCATCAAACATAATTATGTTGTGGAATCTATCAGACAATGACAAGGGAGCCAAGGGTGTAAAAATCGAGAAGAACAGACAGGGAATGACAATGCGTGAAGCAATGGAATTTGATGGAGATCACATGAAGTTTGTTGAAATCGAAAAACCATTCAATGATGTTGTTGCGGAAATCAAAAAGAAAGAACGTGGGGACGGATTCAAGCCGTACAATGGCGATTGTCCATTTTAGAGGTATTGGATATGGCAAGTGCAAAGATCGAAAAGGGTTCGGAAGAATGGATGTTTTTCATGGATTTTTGGAAATTTCACCAAGACTACTACAAAGCGGATAATTGCGATGATTGGTACGTTGAAATGATGAATGTAGGAGAAAAACTCGTTGAAAAGTATTCTAAGACAGAATTTTCAGATTTTGCAAGAGGTTTGGTATTTGAACATTTTGCAGAGGTGGAGAGAAAGGCGAGAAATGAAGTATAGAACTAATTCAGAGAAAACGGCTGAAATAAACAGAATAAGAAGGCCTGAAGAGATTAGAAGTTATTATGATTCAAAGCCGGAGAAACGCGATCCGAAAGCATATGAACGTTTCAAAGCCGAATCTACAAATTACTGTAGCGGAAAATTATGCGAATACGGAGATAAGACAAAGGTGTGTGATCCGAGTTGCAGATTCTGGAATACCTGCATCAAGGGCAAACATATGTAATAGATACTGGAAAAATTAATGAATAGGAGAATATATAAATGAACGAAGAATTTTTATTAATCGTAGAAAGCTTAGAAAAATATAAGGATCTATTAGAAAGTAAAAATGATGAAATTTTTGATGGAATGACTGAAGGCGAAAAGAGAGCATATCAGTTAGGAATTACAAATATGTATGAAATGTTGAAGCAAATTATTGAACATGATCGCAACGAAGGTAATTATAACGTATTTGTTCCTGAGATTAAGGAAGAAGAATCTGGCGAATATGATTTAGTAGATTTTGTTAAATGGGATTCTAAGAACAGAGAATAAACTAAGTATGAAATATTCCGAAAGAGTAATCGATCAGATAGTTACTATATGTTAATAGCATATCGGATAGAAGGGAGTACGAAAAATGAGCAACGCACTTAGAAAAAAGAAAAAGCCGACATTCTTTACTAAGAAAGACACAATGATCATCGGTCGGAATGACTTTGAATCAAGGAATACAGAACGTGTTGTAATCAAATCATATAAGGATTATCAGGCTATAGGGTACATAATTCTGCATGACAAGTTTGGATTCGGTCAAAAACGCATGGCAAGGCTTGAACGGACGGTAAATACATATTCCGAAGCTGCGGCAGATGATAAAAACATGAACGGCGTAGCATTGGCGTATGTTCTGAAAGAAAAATATGAAGTGAACGTTAAAGAAATTGTAAATAGCGTGCCGCGAAGCCAATTAATGAAGTTGTATGCATGGAAAGGACATTGCGTGGAACGTGAAGCATACAGGCTTTCCAGCGCATCGATGTTTAATTATATGTCGTTGACCATGACTGCATTAAAGACGGTGTTTAAATTTACGAGGAAACAGTTGGTGCAGTTTTCAGAGAAGTTTATTGATTATATTGATACGTTAGCTAATTACAAGCAGTTTCAGTTGACGGTTCCGATGATTGCTGAAACGTTAGCTGATGAGATTAAGTTTGTATGTGATTTGGAGGTTTAATATGACGAATAAAGAAAAATATGGGAATGAGATTATAGAACTTGCGGTAAACACAGGAATGTTTTGCATTAAAAATGGAGAGCCTGTACTTTGCGAAGAAACTGAATGTAAAGATTGTGATTTTCACGAATCAGATTCGTGCAAAGGTAGTACGTATAATTTCCGCGAATGGCTTAATTCGGAGTATGTTGAGCCGCCTGTTGATTGGACTAAAGTTCCGGTCAATACGCCGATTTTGGTAAGAAATAGCGAAGAAGAAACGTGGAGAAAAAGATATTTTGCAAAATATGAGCATGAAACGGTGTATGCGTGGTCAGGAGGAGCAACATCATGGAGCGTGCTTGACGTCGTCAAAGATATACTCGATTGGAAAATGGCAAAGTTGGCAGAAAGTGAGGAATAGTATGGGCGGAAATGTAGTAAGCAACCTTTGTTCATTGCCAGCAACGGATTTGAATTTTACATCAGAACTTAATCGGGCAACGGCATATCAGATTAAGCAGGCAATCGAGACAATGAAACAAAACGGTGGGAAAAATAAAGGAAGGATTAAAGCCTGTGATAGAGAACTGGAAAACAGAAGACTTACGAAAAAAGATAAGCATGGAAAGTATGTCTCTAAGGAGCATTTAAGCATTCTTTGTAATACATTTTCATCGGAGCATAGGCTTAAAGCCATTCTGAACAAGCTTGGGGAATACGAAGATGCTGAACGGCAGGGGTTGCTTTTACAGTTACCATGCAAGGAAGCTAGGAGTAGAGGTGATGAAGAATGAGCAAAATAAAAGGTTATACAATGGAAGAAGTTGCAGAGCATAGAAAAGATAAACTTGTAAGCGACTATAATTTTTGTAAGGCAAAATTAGCAGAAATCAGACGTCATGAGCAGGAAATTGAAAGCATAAGAACCGCATATAACAAAATGATAGTCAAGTACAGAATGGAAAGTGTGAATAGAGTGCTTGATTACATAAGGGTGGCAAAGATAACAGACGCTAAAGAGTTGGATACGCTGTTGTGCCACTGTCAGAATAAACTCGCAGGAAACATTGACGGAACAGAGTTAAAGCTATCAAGAAGTGGAGATAATGAAGAATGAGTGAAAAATTAAAGTCATGCCCGTTCTGCGGTGGAAAAGCAAGTTTGAATTACGAACGCATACCGGGAGAAGATAAAGGATTTTGGGCGCAGGTTATCTGCAATGCTTGTCACGGAAGAAGCGGCGGAACATGGGCGGGTTCTTATAATGCTGCAGAGAGAATAGAAGTTAAAGCATGGAACAGGAGGGTGAACTGATGAAGATTTGGAATGGAACAGGGCAATGGATGACGCAATTACAATCGGGAAAGGCGGTGGAGTGAATGCGAAAACCAATTCCTAAATCCGTAAGGAAACAGGTGTATGCGAAATACAATGGGCATTGCGCTTATTGTGGCTGTGAAATACCGGAGAAAGGCTTCAACGTAGACCATTTGTATTGCCTTAGAAATTATGAATACACAGAAATAGACGTGCATGATATCAAAAATCTTATGCCGTCCTGTGGCTCGTGCAATCGGTATAAGTCAACGATGGACTTAGAGGACTTTAGAAAAGAGCTGCAAAAAATACCAGACCGGCTGAAAAGAGATGTGTGCACATACAATATAGCCTTGCGGTATGGCATGGTAAAGGAAAATAGAGAACCTATAAAGTTCTATTTTGAAATGGTAGGTGGCAGAGATGGAAATTAAACCGATTTTATTCAACACGGAAATGGTTCGGGCGATTCTGGACGGACGAAAAAGTTGTACTAGGAGAGTTGTAAAGCCACAGCCTACGGCACGTTATGGAGCACAGTGTATAAAGCCACCATATCAACCGGGAGATATTCTGTATGTCCGGGAAACATGGGAGCGTTTTGAGTGCTGGAATTGCGAGGGGGACGAAAGAGGAAATTGCCCCAAGGAACCGCAGAAAAGTGTTTTTGATAAAACCTGTGGTTGCTATATGTACCGGGCAACAGATGAAATATATGGAGATGCAAGATGGCACCCATCAATCCACATGCCGAAAGAAGCCGCACGGATCTGGCTTAAAGTTACAGGCGTGCGAGTAGAGCGGTTGCAGGAGATTACATCGGAGCAGATTAGCAGAGAGGGTGTAGAGGCGGAATATCCTCATGTGTTGAATGGAGAAGAAAAAAGATATGCGTTTTCGACTCTTTGGAACAGCACCATCAAGAAATCTGACATTGATACATATGGTTGGGATGCAAATCCGTGGGTGTGGGTTATCGAATTTGAGCGGTGTGAAAAACCGAAAGGAGTGTGAGGTATGAGTAAAAGCAGAGCTAGTAAGATGAACGGCTATCGTAGCATGGTAAGCCGTCAGAAGAATGATGTTTTTAAGTTTAAGCCTAAGAAGAAAAGGAAAGGGTGATTGTATGGCTAAAGCGGTTTTAGTTATGGACATGCCGGAACAGGTATGCCAGAAATGCACATTGTGCTATGAGACAGAGAATGATGACGAATATCTGTGTTGTGCGACAGGAAAACTTTTGCCAGACGGAGAAAAGCCGGATTGGTGCCCGCTCCGTGAGTTGCCAGAGAAGATACCTGATTTAAAATCCGGTTATGAAGATTTCAGCGTATCAATAAGTCGGGTGGGTTGGAATGCCTGCTTAGATGAAATTTTAAGAAAAAGAAAGGAATAACGAATCCTCGGTAAACCGAGGTTGCAACTTAAAGGTGTCAAAGATTTTGCATAAAGGGAATAATAGTAGCGTTGGTGATTCGATAAGGTGGAATTTGAAGTAGCGCACATATAGCATATTTGACTTATGTGAGTTTCAGACCGTCAGCATGGGAAGCCTATATTCCTTATCCACGATACATGGATTTGTAGCGTGGTGTTATGACAAAAAAGAAATTAAAGGTATGTTGGATAAGTGCAGGAATATCAAGTTTTATGGCAGGATATCTTGCTGGAGATGTAGACGAATGGATATACATTGACATTGCAGACCAACATCCAGACAGCATGAGATTTATTGAAGATTGCGAAAAAGCAATCGGAAAGAAAATCACAGTGCTACGATCAACGGAATATCGAAATGTAGAAGATTGCGTAAGGGCGTTTGGTGGTTATAAAAATCCGGCTAACGGATTTGCGCCATGTACTAATTGGCTGAAAAAGCGGATTCGCAAAAATTGGGAAGCTGAACATGCAGACTATGAGATTACTTATGTTTGGGGCTTTGACTTGAACGAGAAGAACCGAGCTGATCGAATGGTTGAGAGCAATCCGGAGTTTAATCACATTTTCCCGTTGATTGAAAGAAATTTAACGAAAGAGGAAGTGCATGGACTGTTTTTAATGACTTTTACTTTCCCACGTCCTTGGAATTATGAGCATGGGTATGCCAACAATAATTGCATTGGCTGTATAAAAGGTGGCATGGGTTATTGGAACCATATAAGAAAGGATTTTCCGGAAGTCTTTGAAAGTCGGGCGAAGTTGGAAAGAGAAGTCGGACACTCCATGTTGAAAGACAAAAACGGTCCGGTATATCTGGATGAATTAGACCCGAACAGGGGAGATATGAATACAGAGATTATGCCGGATTGTGGAATTATGTGTTATTTAAGTTTGAATTAAAAATTATCAGAAAGGAATAGGTTGTGCGCACATAAAACCGAGGTTTCCTTTTGGTAAGAGAAAATGTTAGATTTTGGATATTACAACATGGATTGTATGCAAGGAATGAAAGAATTTCCCGACAAATATTTTGACCTTGCGATTGTAGACCCGCCATACGGCTTGGATATTGCAAACATGAATATGGGATTGGGCACATCTATTAGATGTTCTAAGAAAGAAAATAGAAAATGGGTAAAGAGCGATTGGGATAAGCGGAAACTGACAACTGTATATTTTGATGAATTGGTCAGAGTGTCAAAAGAACAGATTATTTGGGGCGGTAATTATTTCAATCTTCCGCCTACAAGATGTTTTCTGATATGGGATAAAGCAGAGGGAATGTATGGTAGAAGTTTTAGTGAGTGTGAGTTTGCGTGGACTTCATTTGACGATGGCGCAAGGATTTTTAAGTATGCTCCATTCAACAAAAACCGCATACACCCAACGCAAAAACCTGTAGCACTATATGAATGGTTATTAAACAGATACGCAAAACCTAATGACATTATACTTGATACTCATGTAGGCAGTGCGAGTAGTTTGATAGCTTGCTATAACACAAATCATAAATTTGTCGGGTTTGAGCTTGACGAATACTATTACAAAGTATCAAAGCAGAGGTTAGATACCGAAATGGCACAAATGAGATTAAGTGATTATATTTAACAGGAGAAATGGCTTATGAAATTTACAAAATTCATTAAGCCAGAACTTGAACAAATCAAAGAAAATGCCAATTTCACGGAAGAAGAGGAGAGGATTTTCTCTCTTCTCTGCCGTGGTTTTTCACAAAAGCAAATATCCACAAAAGAAAATCTATCACTAAGAACGATAGAGTATCGCGTTCGTGCGATAAAAGATAAAATTGAAAGGATAATTTGATGAATTGCAGGAAAACGAGTTATTGAAATATGCCGTCGAAAATGGTATTCTCGACATAGCACTTGTGCAAGAACAAGTTGAAATGAACAAAAGAGAAAAGATACTAAAGAAACACCCATATGATATATGGGAAGGGAAAGATGGGTATTGGAGAACCTATATTCCATGCAAGGAGAAAGGGAGAAAGCTACTTAAGAAAAAAGATAGGGTCGATATTGAAAATGAGGTTATCGATTATTTACAGATTCAAGAAGAAAATCCAACCATTGATGAAGTGTTTGAAGAGTGGAACGACAGGCGGTTGGCACTGAACAAGATTGGAAATGCAACACACCAAAGGAATCGCAACTTTTATAAAAGGCATTTTAAACAAATGGGTAAAAGGCACATAAAATCAATATCGGAAGATGAATGGGGAGATTTCCTTGAAGAACAGATTCCGAAGTTTAACTTGACGGCAAAGGCGTTTTCCGGACTAAAAGGGATAACCAAAGGGTTTCTGAAACGAGCCAAAAAGCGGAAGTTGATTGATTTTAATGTTGAAGAATTGTTTGAGGAGCTTGATACATCTGATTCCGATTTCAAACGAACGATCAAGGAAGATTACGAAGAGGTTTTTGACGAGAATGAAACTGATATTATGATTAAATATTTGGAATGCAACATTGATTTATCAAACATAGCAATACTTCTAATGTTCGTGACCGGAATGAGAATAGGAGAGGTTGTGTGCCTAAAACATGATGATTTTGACGGTAATACGGTCAAGGTTCGGCGAACCGAAACAAGGTATCGTGGAGAGGATGATGCAAAATATACGGTTGCGATAAAGGATTTCCCAAAGACGAGAGCTGGGGCAAGAACAATTATCATCCCAAAGGACTACGAGTGGTTGTGTGATAGGATCAGAAAAACGAATCCATTTGAAGAATTTGTGTTCATTAAAGAAAATGGAGAGCGCTTGAATGCGAATTGTGTAAGAATGCGATTACAGAGATTGTGCGATAAGTTAGGAATCTATCGAAAGTCTCCACATAAGATCCGAAAGACATACGGAACCATCCTTCTTGACAACAATATTGACGAGCGGTTGATCCTTGGTCAGATGGGGCACGCAAGCCTAGGAACTACAGAGGAACACTACCACAGGAACCGCAGATCTATCGAGAAAAAGTCAGATATTTTAAGTAGTATACCAGACTTCAAAGCACGAACAAGTTAGTCGTTTGATTACTATTTTGAAAAAAGTAATCAAAAGTAATCAAAGTAAAAACGCTACAAGCCGCATAAACACTGAAAAGTTGATGCTTTGTGCAGGGGTTCGAGTCCCCTTATTGGCTTTCAGAAAACCGCATAAAATCAAGGTTTTCTATAGATTAGGGGAAAGAGAGTA